TGTTATTCGTTCCAGTCATGGGACTTTGGACATCATCGATTGGCATCATTGGTCTGGCTCTTAATCTTCGTGCTTACGACTTTGTTTCTCAGGAGATCAGAGCGGCAGAAGATCCAGAGTTTGAAACTTTCTATACTAAAAACATCCTTCTCAACGAAGGATTGAGAGCATGGTTGGCACCAGTCGATCAACCACATGAACAATTTGTATTTCCAGAGGAAGTATTGCCGAGGGGCAATGCACTTTGAGTATTTGGTTGGAACTATTATACTCATGATATTATATTTCATCACTCAAAATCCTGATGACGATGATGATATGGACGGTGGCATGATGATTCCAACCTATCAAGGAAACTAATATGAATAACTTTGAAGTCTTTCTTTATTTTACATGCTTCGCCCTTATTGCTGGTGGTGCATTCGCTATGATGTGGAGTAACATTCAATCTATTAACATAGAGATGAATAGACCTAAACCGCGTCATCCCGAAGCACCTGAAGCGGGTGAAGAACTGATGTATGTAGATCTCTCTAGAGAAAAACTAGAAGAGATTTACAAAGATAAATAAAGTATCGTCGCCGCTAAACTCACTGGCAAAATCCAGTAGAGTGTGCTATACTTGGAGGGTCTAAAGACCCTCTTTTTTAATGAAAATTTTTCTGGACACCGCTGATATTGAGGAAATCAGAGCAGCAAATGAAACTGGACTTCTTGATGGTGTGACAACAAACCCCACACTTATTCTTAAGAGTGGCAGAACTCTACCTGATGTTGCTCAACAACTTATTGATGAGTTCCCAAACTTTGTGAGTGTATCTATTGAGGTTGTTGCTGATACTGCTGAAGAAATGATCGCTCAGGCACAGCAATATATCTCTATGGTCTCTATGGGAGATTCTGTGACCATCAAAGTTCCTTGCACAGTGGAAGGACTCAAAGCATGTAGAGTGTTGAGTAGTGCTGGCATTAAGACTAATGTTACGTTAGTATTTTCAGTAGCACAAGCAATCATGGCAGCAAAGGCAGGTGCAACATACATCTCACCTTTCGTTGGACGTTGCAATGATAACTCTTTCAGTGGTGTAGAACTGGTTCGCGCCATTGCTGGTGTGCTTCGCTCTCATCAGATGCCTACACAGGTTCTTGCTGCGTCTCTGAGAGACTGTCATCATGTATCACGTTGCTTCTTATATGGTGCTGAAGTAGTTACTATGCCCCCTGTTGTATTCTGGAAGATGTATAATCACGTCATGACTGATGATGGGTTAGCACGATTCCAAAAGGATTGGGAGGAGGCAACATCTTTAATCTAATATATAAAAACAAGTAGCGAAAACATTATGTTTGTTGTTTATTCTAAGGATGGTTGTCCGTATTGCGACAAAGTGGCTGGGTTGCTTCAGTGGTTAGAACTGAAGCATGTCATCTACAAGTTGGATAGGGACTTTACTAAAGAGTCATTCATTGCTGAATATGGGGATAGCGGAAGCTTCCCTCAAGTAACCTTCAACGATAAATCAATTGGAGGTTGTGCTGAAACCATTCAGTTTGTGAGAGAACAGAAGCACTTACCAGAAAAAGCAGAAGAGTAATGGACCATAACGATCTTTCTTTCATGGTTGAACAAGTAATTGACGATGCTATGTTGAGAGACGTGATGACATTTAAAATGTATGACTATTTGAAATCTAATTCTGCTAAGAGAACTGAAGTAAATGAATTTATTGAAAGTTCTACTGCCAGCAGTCTTACCACCACTATTGCAGAACTAAAAACTTATCTAGAAGGAGGACAAGACGCCAATCACAAACAAATTCGTGAGGGATACGGACATCTTGGTAAACCAAGAGCTAGAAAGATTATGGAGTATTTCAACTCAATTTTGCAGGAGACATGGCAGTATGAAACCGACCGAAAACCAGGGAGAAAGAGAAAAACTACCGATAAATAGAGGTGTGGAGCTTATGCTCCGAAAGAAAACTAAAGGAGAGAAACCGAAATCGTTTCAAGTCAGTTTTGAAAAGATGGTTTCTCTCTTTAATAGAGAGTTTCACATCTGCTTTGATCTATCCTTCGACGCAAGGAAACAAAATCAATAAGGAGAAAAGACGATGCAAGCTCTTACCTTGACAGTAATGTCATTTGTTAGTATAATGGCATTATTCGTGGGCGCAGTGATAGGATGGTTGGCAAAAGAACATGTTGTCAAAACCACTCCATATCATCCAGATAATTTGCATCCAGAGATGTATGATGAACATGGTAATGTGATCCCCGATACAGTATTTGCAGTAAGATTTGAAAACCCAGAAGAGTATTATGGCAACAACGAAGACGAAGAAGAATGAACTGCCACCTAATCCGTTCATTTCTGAAATTTTAGAACTTGTTTCTAAGCAGAGAACCACTGCAAAAAAAGTAGAGGTTCTGCAAAAGTACAAGTCCGATGCATTGATGGTCACATTGATTTGGAACTTTGATGAGAGTGTAGTTTCTATGCTCCCAGAAGGTAAAGTTCCATACAAACCAAATGATGCACCAGCTGGAACAATTCATACTTCTATTCGCCAAGAGAGTAGAAACTTTTACAACTTTGTGAAGGGTGGCAACGATAGTTTATCCAAAACTAGGAGAGAAACAATCTTTATTCAAGTTCTTGAAACTCTCCATCCATCAGAGGCAGATATTCTTGTGCTTTGTAAGGACAAGGATCTTCAGAGTGTATACAAAATTACCAAGAATGTAGTCGCTCAGGCTTTTCCAGAAATTACGTGGGGTAATCGCAGTTAATGGTACTATCTTCTGACGATATAAAACTCTTTAAGAGTAAGTATGGAATCACAGTAGTTCATGCCAACTGTGATTCTGATGCTGCAAAAGATAAATCTCTCCCATCAAATTCTTATTTGATGACCTTAGATTTGAATGACGATCGTTGGTTTGATATCATTATGGGATCTTCTGCTGATATATTTGATGCATACTATGATCTCTATGGTGATGTTATCAAGGGAATGGATTGGACACATGGCACAAGAAACCCCAAACTTTGGGGTGAAGCAAACAAACCAAAGACAAAGAAAAAATGAGTGTAGGATTTAATAGTCCCCCAAATGGGGATGGAAAAGCAAGAATTAACGTTAATGTTGATGCGGTAACAGAAGTAGCAAAGCAGTATAGAAAATTGAAGAAGTATATGAGATCTCCTCTGTATGAGATTAAGACCCTAGACGGATCTGAGACCACGATAAAGAATTTGGTTAACGAATTTGGCGAAGACTTGACATAAATAGATCATAGGGTCTATAATAGACCTATCGTTCATCCCCGTTGAGGGGACGCAAGTAAGTCGCGGAACGGAGCCGTTCATCCTATGTTAGAATTACTATTCTATTCATCACTCACATGTGCTCAAGCTGATGCAATTATGTTTCGGATGAGAACAAATGAGAATATTTCACCCGAAATGAAGGTGGAATTGATTGAGGTCATGAAGGAATCAACACCTGATTGCTACCCATGGGACGCAAACGACTAAAGGAACGGATTAAAATCCAACTACTTTAGGAGTCAACTCATGAACACACTTAACATGATCAAGAAGCAGATCAACAAAGCATCTGCAGTTCACAACGCACGAGTTCTTCACGCCGCTTATCGTGGTGTTGAGTATTCTACTCGTTGTGTAGAGTCCAAGGAGACACACGGTACATTCTGTTATCGTGGTCGTACCTATACTAAGTGATTCACTAACTTACATTACAGAGAGGTAGAAATACCTCTCTTTTTTTATGCATAAGTATAAACTCATAGGCATAAATTTTTGTTTCTCAATTGTATTCATTTACACACAAATCAACTATATACTGGTAGAATTATGAGGTGATCAAATGGTTTGAAACTTTCCACCTTAAATCATGTGACCATAAGTTCCGTACATGGAGGTGTTATGCACAACCTAATTTCTTTTAATCAACTAGCTGGTTGGAGACAGTCAATTTTTAATCTTGAGAGGACACTAGACAAATCTGATACACAAAGCGATGCAATTAATGATTATTTTAACTGTTTGATAGAGTGTGATGACAGTCAGACAGTTTGTAAGAGGACATGCAAGTCACTGTTGACTGAATCATAATACTTTAAGGAGAGGTCTTGACGATCTCTCCTTTTTTGTGTATAATTGATGTGTAGTGGAATTGATTGAGGTCATGAAAGACTGTTTCTTTATGGATAAAGAAAAAATCAAACTGATTATAAGGAACTTGGAGTCTCTAGTCGAGTGCCTCAAGTCTGAGATTGACTCTGATGAAGAGCCATATAGACCTCAGTATGAGGATATTGTTCCTCATATCTCAGACTATGATGAAGTATTTGATCCCGAACTTGCTCCTGAACTTGATGACTATAGAGAAATGCCATATGATAGATAATGATTGGCGCTACTCACAAGAACGTATGGACACGAGAGCGCAAGGTTTGAACATTCTATTGAAGAAGTTTGGGTCGGAACTTACTGACGGCAGACCTAGATATACATGTCAAAGCATTTATGAATGCGTTCATGACTGGGTGTCTCAGGGTAATCTGACCACCTCTGGAATAGTAAAGTATTATTTGGCATATTATGCAAACAGTTAAATTCGTATCGGTCACTCCTGACGCTGAGAACTTGATGGCATACGTTGCCCGTGTCTCAAACCCAAACAATCAAGAGAATCCAAATTATGCTGGACTTCTGAAGTATTGTATCAAGCACAATCATTGGTCTGTATTTGAACAGTCCTTTATGACCCTTGAGATTGAAACTTCTAGAGCAATCGCAGCTCAAATTCTGAGGCACCGTAGTTTTACATATCAAGAGTTTTCTCAACGGTATGCTGCAACAACTCTGCTGGAGAATCATATTCCACTTCCAGAACTTCGTCGTCAAGACACAAAGAATCGACAAAATTCTATTGATGACTTGGATCCGTTGATTACATCTAGACTTTTGTTTAAGATTCAAGAACATTTCCGTCAAGCACAGATACTCTATGAAGAACTTTTGTCTGAAGAAGTTGCAAAAGAGTGTGCTAGAATGGTGATGCCCCTTGCGACGGGAACAAAAATCTATATGAGCGGATCATGTCGCTCATGGATTCACTATATAAATCTGCGTTCTGCTAATGGAACACAGAAAGAACACATGGACATTGCAGAAGGATGTAAAAAGATCTTCTGTAATAAATTCCCTACAGTATCCGAAGCACTTGATTGGAAATGAAACTATTAACACTTGAAGATTATGAATTGGCAGGTCAAACATTTTGGCCTAAGTATTGGTACATCGCTAAAGAACTTGGTGAAGGTGCTAAGACAGAAGACATTCTTAAATGTATGGAAGCAGTCGGCAGTGTCGCACTAAAACTAGCATTGGAAGAAAAATCAGCAGGTCCATTTGGATTTAATAAAAAAACAGAGGAAATTGAATGAGTAAGAGAGCTCTTATTACTGGTGGTGCTGGTTTTATTGCCCACCATCTTGTATCCCAGATTCTAAAGAATACTGACTGGGAAGTTGTTACACTTGATAGATTAGACTTTAGTGGTAATCTGAATCGTTTGCATGATGTCCTGAAGGACTTCTCTCCTGCTGATCGTGCTCGCGTTAAAGTTGTTTTCCATGACCTGAAAGCAGCAGTGAATCCATTGATTGCTGCTGATATTGGGAAGGTTGATTACATCCTTCACCTTGCTGCTGGTTCCCATGTGGATCGCAGCATTGAATTCCCTATGGAGTTCGTGATGGATAATGTCGTTGCTACCTGCAACATCCTTGACTATGCTCGTGGACTTGATCACCTAGAAAGATTTGTTTACTTTGGTACTGACGAAGTATTCGGACCTGCACCTAATGGCATTCTTTATGGAGAGAATGACCGTTACAACTCCACCAATCCCTACAGTGCTAGTAAGGCAGGTGGTGAAGAACTGGCAGTAGCATTTCAAAACACTTACAAACTGCCTGTCTACATCACTCACACGATGAATGTCTTTGGTCAGCGTCAGCATCCAGAGAAATACATTCCAATGTGTATTAAACGTGTACGTGATGGTGAGACTATTACTATTCACAGTGACGCTACAAGGACGATTCCTGGTTCTAGGCACTATATCCATGCTGAAGATGTTTCAGACGCCTTGCTCTTCCTCCTGGAACAACCTACAGTCGTAGAATTAAACTGGGGAGATGCTAAATGTCCTAAGTTTAATATTGTTGGTGCAAGAGAACTGAACAACCTTGAGTTGGCACAGATGATTGCTCTCGCACAAGGTAAAGATCTTAAGTATGATCTGGTTGACTTCCATTCAGCACGTCCTGGTCATGATCTTCGCTATGCTTTGTCTGGAGAGAAGATGAAACTGATGGGATGGGAACCCAAACCCATTGAGGATCGAGTTAAAGAGGTCGTTCAATGGACTCTAGACAATCCTCGATGGATCAAACTCTAAATAAATCTATCCAGAAATTAATTATGCCTACTTATCCTGTAAAGAATTTAAAAACTGGAGAGACACAGACTCTTTCTATGACCATGAAAGCCTACTCTGAGTGGAAAGATGAAAACCCTGACTGGGATAAAGACTGGTCACAGGGTTGCGCTGGAGCACAAGATGTGGGTGGGTGGAAAGGAGAAGCCAACTCTAATGGTTGGAATGAGGTTTTAGATAGGGCATCTAAACAACCTGGTTCTACAGTTCGCAAAAACCGAGACTACAGTTAACTATGCCAAGAAGAAAGAAGGATGATCCAATCGGAGTCGGTTTAACTGCCAAGCAGATGAAACGAAAGAAACCGATTAACAATGATCTTCTGTGTGACATTACTCCCTTAACTCCTAACCAAGAGATTTTGTTTGCAGAATACAAAAAGGGGAAGAACCTCTTTGCGTATGGTGCAGCAGGCACAGGAAAAACATTTATTGTTTTGTACAATGCACTGAAAGAAGTTCTTGATGAGAACACACCTTACAAAAAGATCTATATTGTAAGATCTCTTGTATCTACCAGAGAGATTGGTTTTCTCCCTGGAGATCATGAAGACAAGTCAGCTCTTTACCAGATTCCATATAAGAATATGGTAAAGTATATGTTTGAGATGCCAACAGACTCTGACTTTGAGATGCTGTATGGTAATCTTAAAACTCAGGAGACTATCTCCTTTTGGTCTACAAGTTTTATTCGGGGTACTACATTGGATGATACAATTATCATCGTCGATGAAGCACAGAATCTAAACTTCCACGAACTTGATTCAATCATCACACGCTGTGGTGAGAATACAAAGATCATGTTCTGTGGTGATGCGAGTCAAAGTGATTTGACTAAATCATATGAACGAAATGGTATTCTTGATTTCCTAAGAATCATTAGGAACATGCCATCATTTACAATCATTGAATTTGGTGTTGAAGACATCGTTCGTTCTGGATTAGTCAAAGAGTATCTCATGAACAAAATTGCTCTGAACATCTAATGAATTTCATTCATCATAATTATCTCGGTGACGTTGAACTTAACAAAAAAGAAACTCCTGGATGCAGACTCTATCAAGTCCCGAATGGTTCTTGGGTGCCTTCTATTACTTCTGTCACTTCTTTCTATAATCGCGAGATTTTTATCAAGTGGCGTAAGCGAATTGGAGAAGAGGAAGCTAACAGAATTACGAAGAGGGCAACAAAACGTGGTACAGATTTCCATGAGGCTGCCCAAGCGTATCTAATGAATCTTGAATTGGACTGGAATGAATTTCGTCCTGCCACTCAGTTCATGTTCCATCATGCTAAAGAGGAACTTGATAAGATAAATAATATTCATGCTATCGAACGTACTCTGTTCTCTGAGTATCTTGGATTGGCGGGAAGAGTAGACTGCATTGGTGAGTACGAAGGAGAACTAGCAGTCATTGACTTTAAGACCTCGGAGAAGATCAAACCAGAGAAGTGGTTAGAAAACTACTTTGTTCAAGAGACTGCATATGCTTGTATGTACTATGAGATGACTGGTATTCCAGTCAAGAAACTCATTACTCTTATGGTTACTCCTGGGGGTGAAGTAAAAGTATTTGACAAAAGGAACAAAGACGAGTATATTAAACTTCTAGTTCGTTATATTAAAGAATTTGTCAATCACAATCTTTCAAAACAAAATGGAGAATGAACTAGATAAGGTTCTGGAACAGAAATTTCTGTGTCCAACTCGATTCGCACAAGAAGTCGAGAAAGTTATCAAAGAGAATCCAGAGATGAACTACATCGATGCTGTAGTTTACTTCTGTGAGGAGAATAAGATCGACTTCGATTCTGTATCTAAACTAATCTCCAAACCACTCAAAGAAAAAATTAAATACAACGCCACTGAACTTAACTTTCTAAAAAGAACAAGTCGTGCCCGTTTGCCATTGTAATGATGCCTTTTGATTGCTACAAAAAATTTCTGGCAATAAAAAATCATTTTACTAAAGAGAAGTATGACTACCATAAGTATTGTGGTTCTAGTCGTGCTTCTCTTAATTCTTTCTACAAAAGAAAAGACAGATACTTTTTTGAGAAACTGTCTCGCCAGAAAAATGACAAAGAGATTGAAGAATTCTTTGTCGCCAACTTTGCCACATGCAATGATCCACAATCACTCTATATTGTAGAGCTAATGCGAGAGGGTGATAAAGTGCATCGTCAATGGCAGAAGAAAATCCAGAGTCTCTCATACTCTTTTAAAAATGAGATTGAAGAAGTCTTTCTAGATAGAGACTTTGACAGAATGTTCTCAAGAGATGATAGTTATCACCCTCCTATTCTCAAGGCACATCTACAGGGAAAATTATCTCTAGAGACCATGTTGATTTTGAACAAAATACTGGGATATAAATCCCACTTTGATAGAAAGATCGACGATCCTGTATGGAAATTAGTATCTTTGAAACTTTCTAAGTATGATAAGTTTCTAAATATCGATGTATTTCATTATAGAAAAATTTTAAAAGACGTATTAGTGGAAGATCAATGAGTTTTTTTGATTCAGAAGTTGTCCGAGCAGAGATGACTCAAATTCAGGAATTGCAAGAGAGCGTTTATGAAAACGTTTTCGCCTTTCCTAGTATGGATATGGAAGAAAAAAAGGATCATATCCTTCTTCTTCAACGTCTTCTTGAGAAGCAGAGAATCTTATACACTAGACTCTCTTTGAGTGACGATCCAGAAGCTGTCCAGATGAAGGAGAGTATCCTGAAGTCTGCTGTTATGATGGGTATGCCACGCGATATCGACATGTCGGTAATTTTTTCTAACATGGAAAAGATGATCACCACACTCAAGCAACAGCTTGACATGGTGGACTCTGACTGATATACTTACGAAGTACACACAAGCCAAATCTAAACAACCCGAGGTAATCCAAATGTCTTTTGCAAATCTTAAGAAGCAATCTTCTCTTGGTTCCCTGACCTCCAAACTGGTCAAGGAAGTTGAAAAAATGAGCACCAAAACTGGAGGCGATGACCGTCTCTGGAAACCTGAAATGGACAAGACTGGCAATGGTTATGCAGTTATCCGTTTCCTGCCAGCTCCTGATGGAGAAGATCTTCCATGGGCAAAACTATATACTCACGCCTTCCAAGGTCCTGGTGGATGGTACATTGAGAACTCTTTAACCACTCTTGGTGGAAAGGATCCTGTCTCTGAGTACAATCGTGAACTGTGGAACAGTGGTAGTGATGCTGACAAAGAAACTGCCCGTAAGCAGAAGCGCAAATTGTCCTACTATACCAACATCTATGTGGTAAAAGATCCCACAAATCCTGAGAATGAGGGAAGAGTTTTCCTTTATAAGTTTGGTAAGAAGATCTTTGATAAGATCATGGAAGCAATGCAACCTGAGTTTGAAGACGAGACTGCTATCAATCCATTTGATTTCTGGCAGGGTGCAGACTTCAAACTGAAGATCAAGAAAGTTGCAGGTTACTGGAACTATGATTCTTCTGAGTTCGCACGTCAAGCACCTTTGCTAGACGATGACGATGCAATGGAAGCAATCTGGAAGAAAGAATATGGTCTTGCTGAGATTGTTGATGCATCTCAGTTCAAGTCCTATGAGGATCTTGATAAGCGACTGAAGATGGTGCTTGGACAACGGTCTTCTCGCCCTGTTATGGATGAAGAACTTAGTGATGAGAGTGATGGTCGCGGATCATTCACCCCCGACTTCAAGTCTAAAGCACCTGAACCTGTAGCACAAACTGCTGATGCAGATGAGGAAGATGCTCTGAGTTACTTCCAGAATCTCGCCAACAGCTGAGAACCCTTACCGTACAGACGAATGAAATTCCTACCACTTCTCTTATTTGGGTTAGTCTTGGCAGCACCTGCTGCCTCTGCTCACTCTCGTCATTACTATCATTATCATGATTGGGGAGAGATTGAGGAGAGAACTAAGAGATCTAGAACAAAGTATGATTGGAAGCACTGTCAGAAAATCAAAACTACTAGATGGCAAAGTCCCCATGGACCCCAGACCAAAAGAGAAGTGACTAGGATTCGCAACTGTAGTCCATGGCATCACCATCGTCATGATCATCATTACTACGATCATCATGATTTATTTTACTTTGGTGTGAGAGTTCGAGTTGACTGATTAATAATCAGTTGGTTTTATTCCACCTTGCTTCAACTTATCTCCAATATATGAAGATGATTTTTTTGGATACTCCATAATTTCATCTATATCATTCAAGAAAGTTTGTAGGAAGATCGGTCTTAGAACGTAAATGTTTCTGAGTTCGTCTTGAATCTTTAACTCATGGTCTCTGTTTGTCACTTCTATAGTTACATCAGAGTCTAAGACTTCATTATTACCATCAACATAGGTAAATCTAAAATCTGAATCAACTTCAATTCCAGCAGGGAGAACAATCCTCCCTCTGGAATTTTTTACTTCCACGGTCTCATAGTGATGAACTTGATTATATCCTTGGATTGATTGATATTTTTGAATTAAGAATTTTTCAAAAGATCTTGATGCCAGAGGCCACTCTGAATACACATTGACAATATTGTTTACTGTCAAGATAACCCAGTCCAATTCTGGATCACCATACACTTTCTGTGCAACATTATCGGGACGTTCTTCTCCAATGATCTGATACATCTCAAACGATGTGAATCTATCAAAGAAGTCTGAGCGAACTTTTGCTCTACGATAAAAGTTTTTTGCTTCAACAAAATCATAATCTGAATTTTTAGTTTGTAGTCTGGATGTGTACATCCAGTTTGGTATTTGTCTGAAGTAACCCATTAGAATCCCATGCCTCGTAAACCTTCGCCATCATCATAATCTTCGCGGAAGATTGGATCAATCTCCTTGAAGGTTAAGTTCATCTGATATTGAATCATTCCACTATCTTCATATGTAGTATATTGATTGTTTGGTGTATAACTTATTGCCATATCAGTTAATGCCAGTGGTTTAAATGTATTCAGATATGGATGTGGTTGACCCTCAGAATTTCTATATTCAATTTTAAAAATGTTGGGTGCCTGTAAAAATAATCCTGATGCACCAACTCCAGGTGCCTTTGCTTGTTTGAATGCTCTGATAATTTTTTTGATCTCCTCTGAATCCTCTACACGCTTTGGTGTCATTGTAAATTGAAATGCAAATCCTCTAAGAGAAACACCCTTGAACAATAGGGTTAGGTTGTTGTTGGCAGCCATACCAGTGCTCCTGCCAAAGATATCAGAACCGATAATCTCTTGTGCTGCCTTAGTAGCAAGGAAACTTTTGATAGGTCCTTGAGCTGACGCATTTCCGACTGTTTTAACAAAACTATCGATCACTTGTCCTGGTCTACCATCTGCTCCTCCAATCACTTTGGTAGCCTCAGTGATTGCTCCAGCAGCTGCTGCTTGAAGGAAGTTTAGATTATCATCTCCCCAAGAAACAGAGTTAGTATCATTTACACTTTGTTGAATAGGTAGAATGATAGCAAACTTTTCTGTAGCATCCATCAAACGCTCAGACATTCTTGATAGCATTCCAGATCCAAATCCTCCTGGTCCACCTGCAGCAGCAAGAGGTTGATATTCAAACCCTTTAAAGATAACGAAGTCTAAGTCTTTTGGTTGATCGACAGGATATCTCATCGTCCCTGACGCAGATTTGCCTTGACTATATGATTGATTTGGTTGCTGGTTAGTATTTTTTTCCTCTGTAGATGGTGATGCTTCTTGATCTCCAGTCTTATCACCACTTCCTCCATTAGGAGCAAGGGGATCTGGAATATCAAGACTATCACCATATCCCATGTCTTTCAGATTTAATTTCTGAGTGGTGCTAGCATTGTTATTGATGATGGCTTTGTTTTCATTCTCTGCCATCGCTTTTACTTGATTTTTTAGATTCCTCTGTATCGATGCTCTTAACTGTCCGTTTCTGCCACCGCCACCAACTAATGCTTTTTGAGCAGTGCTGTCCCCACCATTAAAGTAAACATTTCCTTTAGATCCAATGAATCCAATAGTCTTTCCGTTAGAATCCGTCAGAGTTCCTTGACCATTGTCCAGGTTAGTGTTGACGTTAACGGTTTTTCCATTCGCCAAGGTAATTTTTGAACTCTTGTCTCCTGATGCTGCCATGGGATTTAAGATACGTCGAATTTTGCGTAGTTGATGTCAAGTAAGTCAAGAAGTTCTTCTTCATCAACTCTCATCATTTTCCCCATTACTTCTGGGAATGTATAATTTCTAGATTTTCTCCAGTGGAAGTTAAATCCTTTCCACCCCCATTGTTCAATTGAGGTAATGACAACTAGGGGATATTCATCATACTGAATGTTGGGAGTCTTAGGTCTATACAAGTATGTATAAAAAGCTCCAGGTCTTTCGGGAATTAATTCACTTTCACCGATGATTTCCATAAGAAACATCATCTTATCATCAGCATTTCCCATTGCAATCAAGTCTTTTTTATGTTTCTTGATTCGATTCATAAACCTAATTCTTTCTCAGTTATGATTTTAAAATTCCATAGTCTATCTTTACAAAATTCAGTTGCTGCTTTCCACTTAGCAATGTTTACAGCGTAGGTAGCAGACTCAGTAAGATACCGTTTAGTATTTTTCTTTGGTCTCTTGGGTTGCATCGTTTGCTTTAGGGGTTTGACCTCTACGATATATTTTTGCAGTCTTCCAGATGTATTTCTGAGAGAGATATAAAAGTCAGGAAAGTAACGATGAACTCTACCATCAACTGGAGAGATGTATGGAATTACAATCTCTTCTGAACCCCATTCTAAAATATTTTCATTACGATCACACCAATTCATAAATTTAAGTTCCCATAATGAACGGTAAATAACCTTAGTTGGATCACCCTTATACTTCAAATAATTACTGGGACGGAACTTTCCCTTGTAACTCATAGCCTACATAATATGGGAACACTATTCTTATTTAGATGGCTAACGGCAAGGTAGCATTCCAAGGCGGCGGTATTAGTAAATTTGTTAATAAGATTACTGATGTAGCATTAACTGCTCAGTATCAACTAGGCATGTCTGGTCTATCTAAGTTTCCATTTGGAGATAGAATTTCAGTAGAGCACATGAATGTTATGTGTGAGAGCACTTCTCTACCTGGATCAAGATTCTCTACTGCAACTGACACTACATATCATGGCATCACATCGAAGATGGCATATCGTAGAGACTTTTCTGATCTGAATTGTACATTCTATGTTGACACTAGATATGACACAATCAAAATTTTAGAGTCTTGGATGCAATATATTCATGGACCAGATGGACAGGGAGATTATATTGGAAACAGAGAGGGTTATGCATTTACTAGATTTAGATATCCCGAAGATTATAAGTGCAACATTCATCTCTTGAAGTTCAATAAGAATTATTCTAATGATGTTGTACCAAATGGTGTGAACGGATCTAATGCCTCAATAACTTATACGTTTGTTAATGCATTTCCAATCAACTTGAGTTCAATGTCAGTATCTTATGGACCAAGTGATGTATTGAAATGTACTGTTGATTTTGCATATGATAGATATATCTTAGATAATATTGGTTCTGGTGGGGGTAGTGTAAACTCTGCACAACAATCTACAGATAACACAACAGTACAAAAGAGTGAACAAAGCAATACTGCACCAAGTGATAATGCTGAAAACAGTGGAGACAATCAAAGTAGTTACACTAAGAAGGGTAATTACCCACCATCTCCAGCTTCATTCAACAATACTCCATCTGGTCCCGAATAAATAAAACACACTGAATTATATTAAAAAACATGGCTTTACCTAGAATTGCCACTCCTTCTTACAAGATTGAGTTGCCTTCAACTGAAAAGGAGATCGAAATTAGACCGTTCATTGTTAAAGAAGAGAAACTTCTAGTCCTTGCAATGGAGAGTCAGGATAATAGTGAGATCACACTTGCAATTAAAAACGTCTTGCAGGCATGTATCTTAACACCAGGCATTGATATTGAAACACTTCCCACATTTGATATCGAATATTTGTTCCTGATGATTCGCGGCAAGTCTGTTGGTGAAGAAATTGAAGTCAATGTTATTGCTCCTGATGATGAGATTACTGAAGTTCCAGTAAAAATTTCTATCTATGATATCAAAGTTAACAAGCAGAAGGATCATAATTCTGAAGTGATTTTGGATGATACTCTTAGAATGAAAATGAAGTATCCTTCATTGTCTCAATTCATTGATAATAATTTCATTACTGAAGATGTTTCAAACGTTGAGAAAACTTTTAGTGTAATTGCGTCTTGCATCGAGACCATTTACAATGAGGAAGATGCTTGGGCGGCGTCTGACTATACTGATAAAGAACTGGTTGAATTTGTTGAGCAACTTAGTTCAGCACAATTCAAACAGATTGAAAAGTTCTTTGAAACGATGCCAAAACTTTCTCATGAAGTTAAGTTTAAGAACCCAAGTACTAAGAAAGTAAACAAAGTAGTTCTAGAGGGGTTAAATAGTTTTTTCAGCTAGGTATGTCTCACATGAATTTGGAGGCATACTTCAGGATAAATTTTGCGTTAATGCAGTACCATAAATACTCATTAACAGAGGTTGAAGCCATGATTCCGTGGGAACGGGACATCTATATTGAACTCTTGAAGCAACATATTGAGGAAGAGAAACTCAAACAACAACAGCAAGCAAATGGATCTTGATGATCTCCTAAAATCTATCAGAGAAGAGAAAGACGAGGAGGTTCCTAAAGGTCTTGATGACTTGCTGTCTTCAATTAGAGGTGGCAAGAAAAAAACTATTAATGTCAAAAAGTTTGTTGGCGAAGACAAATATGATAAGTATTACCAAGAACTTTTATCTGATGGTAGAATTGGTGGTGACAATGTAACGCCATCTGAGAGAAAAGAGGGAGTCAAGACATATAAAAAAGATAAGATTGAATTTAAATCATTTGTTGATAGAGTATTTGAACAGAAGAAATCAGTACAGAAACTTGAACAGAAGTCTTCTGGTGGTGGAGGGGATGTTGCAGGAAATATAGGTGGAGTCTCAGCAAAACCCACACAAAAACTACTTCCTGGAACTGCACAACCTGAATCAGAACAGGAGCAAAAAAGGAAGCAGAGAGCAAAGGTAAAGAAAGACCCTCTGATTGAGAAGTTGGATGCTATTTTAAAGAGCACAACTTCCATTGAGAAATTGATGGCAAAGGATCTGAAGTTAGATAAAAAACTAGCAGAGAAAGAGAGAAAGCGTTTAGAAAAAGAGAAAGGAGAGAAGAAAGAAAAATTTAGAGAAGGTTTTATGAAGAAGGTTGGAACCTCCTTTAAAAAACTTTTAAAACCTGCTATGGGTCTTTTTGAAAGACTATTCAAAGCACTAGGGACCATGCTCTTTTATGGAGCGTTGATGAGAATAGTGGATTGGATTGGTGATAAAGAAAACCAGAGAAAATTGGGTAATGTATTCAGATTCTTAAGTAAGTTTTGGCCTGCTCTGTTAGCGATCTACCTCATTTTTGGCAATGGACTTACCAGAACTCTACTGAAGATGACTGGTAGTCTACTGAGACTTGTGCCTAAATTGATAGGACTTGCCTTCAAACTAGGAGTTAAAGCAGCAGGATTATTGGGTAAGGTTCCAAAACCATTACTGATTGGAGGAGCATTATTCGCTGCTGGTGCTGCTATTCCTATGCTTATGCCTGATACTGTTGATGAGCAGGAAAGAAAAACTCAGGATAACGTAAAGAAAAAAGGAGAAGCTGCTACGAGAGCAGAGTTAGAAAAAATAGCAAACAATCCATCCTTTATGGATAGACTTCAGGGAAGAGATGCTGAAGCGAAAGAACAATTAAGTAAACTGGATACTGGTGAGACCAAGAAGTATGGTTTCAACAGTGGTGGATTAGTTCCGTCCAAACCTAGTCCTAGTCATGGCACTGGTGGTATCGTCAAAGGATTCACAGGCGGCGGGCCTGTGCGAAAATCAACTTTTAATTCCAAAAATGGCGGCAAAAATTCTCCGCCAAAAAATGACTCTATTAGTTTTTTATCAGGTGGCGGTGAGGTTCAATCATCCCCATCATATAATCAGACAGTAAACCTCCAAATGTCTGGTGGTGGTCAGGTTCCTGGGATATTCAGTCCAACAATCAATTATCTCTCTGGAGGTGGAACACCACAACCACAAGGAACTGACACTGTTCCTGCTATGCTAACTCCTGGTGAGTTTGTCATGAGCAAGGGTGCTGTCAATAAAATCGGAGTGGGTAATCTTGAGAAGATGAATGCTTCTGGTGGAGGAACGAACAAACCAAAACTACTTAATAATACAATGTATGCTGCAGGTGGTGGTAGTATTGAGGTAAAGGGAACTGGAAATAGTATTGAAGGGGAATTAGTATTAAAAAATGCAGATGGAAAGCGGGTTGGTAAAAAATACCTTGCCATCAGTGGAACCAATTCTGGCAAAGGAGTCTCACAGAAAGCAAGATATGATACTAGAAATGCTCCGATGCCAGATGGTAATTACAGTCTAGTTGGATTCGATGAACATGGAAATTGGCCTGGACTACCTGGAATTGGGCATTGGTCCTCATTTATTGGTAACTCTAGTGGTTCTATTGGCAGTAGATCTGGATTGATGCTTCACAATGATATTAATAGTGATGGAACTCTTGGATGTATTGGTGTTGAACTTGGGGGCAGGGCAGGAACAAAAGCAGAGCAAGAGTTTCTGGAAACGTATAAACAAGTAAAACCAAAATCTATAAAAATTGCTTTAGGTGCTGGAGGCGGCGATGCCTCTGATATTGATTCTGTTGATTCTAGTGGTGGTTCTAGAACTGCAACCCCAGATAATGATGCAGCTGCAGCACAGAGTGCGGCGAAATCATCTGGCGGACTCACACCTGTAACTTCAAATGTTTCTATGTCTGGGTATAGAAAGGATTCTGCTGGTACTCTATCTCCCACTCAATCTAGATATAGCGTCAATCCTTTAGTGAAAGGAAAAACATCTCCCAGTAGAGGTATTAATAACGCTGCTGAATTATCTCAAACTTCTCCATCAGAAATGTCACAATCTGAATCCAATGCGTTGGTTGCAGCTTCTAATGGGCAGGCTAATAAGCAAACTCAATCAGCTGCCTCTGCTAAAGGTTCTAGGAACAGAAACGTTTCTGCTGAGGATCCTAATAATATGGTCGTGTTTAGCAACAGAGCACTTCACAACATAATCTTGTAATAATATGGCAATACCAGCATTAGCAGCAGGATTAGCAAAAGGTGCCATCACCAAGTCTGTGACTGGTGCTGGCAAGAAGGGTGCTATAAGAAAGTCATTCCAGACAAAACCATCCGAAAGAAAAGAAGAAGGTCGTGGTCTTGTAAGAACTGCTCCTGGCGCTAGCCCAAGAAGTTCTGCTATTGTTGCATTTAGTCCTAGTGTAACTGGAAATCCTGAGAAAAAGATTGCTTCTGTTAGTGGTGGTGATCCAAAATTAATTCGTGTAGAGAAGATAAGAGTATCTGTAGTCAATATTGAGTCGTACTTTAAGACAAGAATTAAATCAAAGGCAGATATTGCCAAGAAAAGAACAAAACTAATAGAAAAACAGAAAGGAAATAAGGGTGAAGATGAACGTGAAGTAAAAAAGATTGGCAAAAAAACTAAAGGATTAACACTCCCTAAACCAAAAAGTTTTTTTGAAAGGATATTGAGTGGTATCGCAACCATGATTGGTTATGGTCTTTTGATGAGACTATTACCATTTGTTGACCAGCTTAAACCCATTCTCATGGGAGTTATTAATGCACTAAAGTTTATTTTAGATATTGGTGGTAAGATATTAAATGGTCTCATAACGTTCGTATCTTGGGGTATGGATGCTTATGATGCAACTGTTGGGTGGATCGGAGATACATTTGGAGAAGACGCTCTGAATGCGGTGGCGAGCATCTCTGACAAACTAGTTCATCTAATCAACGCTGCTATCATTGTTGGTTCAGCAATGTTGGCAATGGATATGAATCCATTCAACAGAGGTAACAAAAATAAACCAGGAGTAAAACCAACAAAACCCACATTACCAAAACCCACGCAACCTAAGATCAAACCACCTGGGATGTCTCCTACTGGTCGTCCAAAACCAGCTGCGAGCATACAGAGAAAGTTTGGGCATAATGCTGCTAATGCTTTCCAAGCTAAGTACGATAAGGCGATTCAGGCAGGAAGAACTCCAACTCAGGCATTAACCACTGGTAAGGCACATGTTACAAAACTCATTGAGTCTGGTAAAATTACAGCAGCACCACAAACAGGATCTCTTGGTGGCAGTAAAGCAGGTAGTAAAATATTTAAGGGTGGTATAGCAAAATCTGCCAATAGATTTGGAATCAAATTGTTTGGCAAATCAGCCATGAAGGGAGTTTCCAAAATGTTTGGTAGGATTCCGATTGTGGGTCCTCTCATTATTGCTGTAGCATCAATTCTTGCTGGAGAAGGTATTGGTAAGGCACTATTCAAAGGAGTTGGTGCTGCATTGGGTGGTTTCTTGGGATCATTTATTCCAATTCCAGTATTGGGTACGATTCTTGGTGAACTTGTCGGTGAATATGTTGGTGATTTGATGCATGTCCTGATTATGGGCGGCGGAATTTCTAAATTGGGAGAAAGACTACAGAGTGATATTGCTGCTGCTCTGAATGTTGCTGGTGCTGCATTTAATTTCTTAAAAGATGGTGCTGTTAGATTCTTTGAAAACTTTCCAACGGTAGATGTTCCTGACATCAGACCAGGAAAAATCTTTGCTGATATGTTATCCATCAATCCCATTTACAAGGCGATGATGAACTTTGAGGTGAAAATGCCTAAAGGTCCTTTTGGATCTGTTCATGGAGCAATTGATCTGATTCCTGGAATTCCCACAGAATGGAAGACTGCCTTGAAGGAAGGATTTTCTATTAGAGGAATCTTTGATTCCATGCCTGGTATACAAGAAATTCTGGGAAGTTTTGCTAAGTTCATTCCTGGAATGGATAAATTTATTAACAACGGAGCACTGAAAAAAGTTCCAAATCTTTTATTACTATCACCTCCTGGATTACCATTCTTGCTCCCTCATGTAGGAAAATCATTCTTGCCTGGAATATTTGGTGGGTCATCTACAAGCAAAGCACCCAAAACACCAAAAGAGAGTCCACCAGCAGACAATGAGGGTGCTGGAGAGGAGAAAGGATTCTTTGGTAAGATTGGTGATGGTATTGGCAGTATGGTATCTGGTATTACATCTGGTATTAAAAGTATGGGTGGTGGAAATGGAGGCGATGGTATTGGCAATACAGGACCTACGGGACCAAACAAAAAAATCATTAGTGGTGGTAATGTAAAGGGCACTAATGAAGAGAAATGGAAGGCTTTTTATGCTATGGGTCAGAAGGCAGGAGCAATGTTCCCACAGTTAATCGCAGCACAATTTGCTTTAGAGTCTGCCTGGGGTACTGCGTTATCTGCCAAAAACAATTTCTTCGGCATCAAGGCTACCTCCTCAGAATCTGCCACAGTTAGTAACACAAGAGAGGTTATTAATGGTCAAAGTGTTTATATGGATGAAAGATTTAAAAACTTTAACGAACCACAAGATGCTGTTAATCATTTAGTCAAGCAGTGGTATAAAGACTATAGAGGATATACAGGTGTTAATAAAGCACCGTCTGCTTTTGCTGCTGCTGATAAACTGAGGGCAGAGGGATATGCTACTGATCCGCAGTATTCTTCTTCTCTGAAGAGGTTAATGAATCAGTATTCTGGTGTTACTGGGGATCAGAAAGATGTAGATTCTCTACAGGTAACTGAGACAGAGATGGCGGATGCTGGTGATATTACTCCCTCCACCAGAACGGCAACTCCAGATAATGATGCAGCTGCAGCACTGAGCGCGGTGAAATCATCTAGTTCTTCTTCTAGTTCTTCTTCTAGTTCTTCCTCTGGAGGTGGTTCTCAGACTACTGCTGGTGGTTTTAGTGCTGCTCCATCAATGAAACCAGGACAAAAGGCAGCATCAATATCTCAAATGACTGAGTATGAAAAGATCTCTTCTGGAATGAAGCAGCCATCATCGATGTTTATACCAATGCCAATTGGTGGACCTGGTAGTGGTGGCGGTAATCGTGGCGGTAGTGATGGTGGTGGAAATGTTGGTGCTCGAACAGGGTTAAATAAGAAGGAGAGTATTGAAGCATTCTACAAAGCACAACTCTTAGGATTCTTGCAGAGACAATGAGTAGTCAAAAACGAGGCGATATAAAGTCGCTAACAATTTTTTCAAGTAAAGATCCAGGCAGAGATATTGATCTCAGACCAGGAACTGTTGAGTTCAATTACTATGAAAATATTATGTCACCGACGATTACTGCTGATATTGGAGTATCAGAAACTAATCAGTCTATTGAGGATGACGGTAAACTTGCAAACACTATTGAGGGTTTGCCGATCAGAGGTGGAGAACAACTTACTGGAATTATTAAAGATAAGTACGAGAGAGAATTAAAATTTGTTGGCGACTCTTCTTTGTATGTTAATAAAATCAGTGGCCAAGTAGAAGACACTAACAAGACTATGTTTGCCTTGCATCTATGTGCCAAAGAATACTTATCAAACGAGCAGACCAGAGTTGTGAAAAGATATGAGGGCAAGATTAATGATTCTGTAACAACTATATTGTCTGAAAGGTTAAAGACATCGTTTTATCAAGCAAAGAATATTGAAAGCACAATAAATCAGTATAATTTTATTGGTAATGATAGAAAACCATTCTGGACCTGTTCTTGGTTAGCAAATAAATCTATTCCAGAGAAGAGTGGTGAGTATAATGCATCTGCTGGATTCTTATTCTTTATGAATGCAGAAGGGTTCAATTTTAAGTCTATAGATAGTCTGTTCGATCAGGAACCAATTCAGAAATATTTCTACTCTGAGTCACCATATCCTGACGGCGAAGGTGAAAAAAGAAAGATTTACGAGTATAGTATATCCAATGCTTTAGATCTACAGCAGAACTTAGCACTTGGTGTCTATGCAAACCGATCATTATTCTTTGACTTCTACAAATTTGAGGCATTTGTCAAAGAGTTTTCTTTGATGAATGATCAGAAGGACAAGATTACAACTGCTGCAAAGAAACCAGACTTTGTTGCTGAGGAGTTTCAAGAAGTCACTAGATTAATGACGGCTATTCTTGACAATGGCACATTACCATCAGGAAAGAATGCAGAGGAGCAATTATCAAATTGGAATTCTGATAAACAAGCACAGAATATGAAGGCTGGTGCTGCCATGGTACAATCTCTAATGAGATACAACCAGGCATATCAAGTTAAGCATTATGTTCAGATGGATCTTGACTTAAGTTTAAAGGCAGGAGACATCATTGATATTTCTTTTCCTCAAGCAGAAGGAGGCAAGCCAACAAAGTATGACAAGAAGAAGAGCGGAAAGTATTTGATTGCGTCTCTATGTCATTCAGTAACTAAGAATGATCCAGCGACATCACTTATGCTAATACGAGATTCTTACAATGACCCCGAATAAATAACAGAAAACCATTATGGAAAACATCGAAACTCACATTGCAAAGGACAAAGAGATCCTTGACAATCCTATGACTTCTCCTAACCAACGTCGTCATATTGAAGGTGAACTTCATGAACTTGAAGTTTATGCAGAAAACCACAAAGAAGAAATTGAGGCAGGAGATCATCATGATCCAACTGCACTCGAACTTTTCTGTGAGATGGAACCTGATGCAGACGAATGTAGAATTTACGAGGATTAATAATGATCGAAGAGAGTCTACTTAAAAAACATTTTATCGGTAGAGATGGATTTCATTGGTGGATTGGACAAGTTGTTCAGTCTGAAGCTTGGGCAGCCAATGTGCCAGGATACTCTGCTGGTTCTGGAGATTCTCTTCCTGGTTTTAAGAGAAGAGTAAAGGTTAGAATTTTTGGATATCATACAGCAGACCCATTAACTCTGACTGATGATGATCTGCCTTGGGCATATTGTATCTTCCCCATCACTGCTGGATCAGGTAGTGGTGGTATGTCCCAATCAGCAAACCTTTCTGGTGGAGAGTTTGTTTTTGGATTCTTCATTGACGGTGAAGATGCACAGCAACCATGTGTATTGGGTGTTCTGGATAAATCAGCACAAGAGAACTTTGGTACTCAAATACCCAGTGTAGGATTTGTTCCCTTCTCTGGATATAGCAATGGGGTTGCTCCTGGTCAACCCGATATTAAAAACCAGTCTGCTATCTCGTCATCTGCTGGAAACTCTAGTAGCACAGCACTTGCTGGTGGTGGAGCTCCAGGACCAACTCAATCAAATAACATCACCAATGACATAGTTTTAAATGAGTCTGCTGGTAGTGCGGTAAACAAAGACATTCTGAGTGCAGGAGATCAAGCAAGAGTAGAACATGATGATGCTACTGGTGAAGTAAAACCAGCAGAAGCACCCGTAGAAGACAACTCTTCTGTCGGCATGGAAGTTGCCATGAAGAGAGTGTCAAAACTCAGTAAGGCAATTAAGAACTTCAATGGAGTTTATGTTGATCAAGCTCTTGGATTCATTGGCGATCTGAATAAAGAACAGATGAAGGCGGCAGGTGATATTGCTTCTTTTATTAAGGACTTAATTGATAAAGCAAGAGGAACTATTCTTGCCAAGTTCTCTGAAGTGTCTGGATTGCTGATTGCGAATATTGATGCTACTTTGAGACCGAAAGCAAAAGACACGGCAGAGACTGCCATGGATGCTTTAGGTTGTGTATTTGATGCTATCATTGACACACTTCTTGACTTTGTACTTGGGTTTTTGAAAGATCAAGCAAATAAACTAATCAACTTTGCAACCTGTGTCCTTGAAAACATCATTGGTGATATCTTAGGAAATCTTTTATCCACAATCTCTGGAGCAATTAGTGGTATCTTAGGTGCTATTGAGGGTGTTATCGGTGCTATCGGTGGAATTGCTGGTGCTATCGGTGGTGCTCTTGACTTCATCAGTTCTTTTAATGCATCTTCTCTTTTCTCTTGTGAAGAACTTTCAGCACTGGCAGAGACAACTGTTTCAAATCTTTTGACTGGTCAAGGATTTTCTGTTCCTATTGATTTCAGTGCAATCCTATCAATCGCAGATTCTGCAAAGGCACTCAAGGATTCTATTAACGGTGTAGGTGATGCTGCTGCTGATGCTGCTGCATTGGGAACATCTTTAACTGATGTATTTACTAGCGGATTGGGTGCTTGTAATACTGGCCCAGTTCCAACCACAGCACCAAGTCTAGAAGTTCAAGGTGGAGGACCGCCAAACCGTCCATCACCTTCACCAATCAAACCTCCTTCTAATGGGGGAGATACACCACCACCTCCACTTCCAACACCAGGTGATGGTGACACTGGTGGCACAGGAGATGTTGGTGGTTTCTCAAAAGCAAAGTTAGATCCTGTTATTAATGATGATGGGGAAATTGTTTCGGTTGACATTACTGATCCTGGTAGAGGATACATTAGAAATCCTTCTGTTGTTGTTAATGCTCCTGGTCCTGGTAGAGGTGCATACATTGAGGCAAAAGTCGATCTAGAATATCAGACAGCTAATCCACTTGAAAAAATCTATAATTATAGGGGAGAGAGAATCTTTGCTATTGGCGGAGAGCAGGTATATGATGAAGAAGGTAATAAACTTCCCAAGAATTCAGAAACCTTTGGTAAAGTTGTTAGAGTTGATGTTATCGAAACTGGATTTGGATATTTACAAAAACCAGATGGCAGTTTAAGTGGTAATGGATCAATCTATGCTAGAAATGATCAAACTGTAATTAAGACTGGCACTGGTGACTGGTTTGTATATGACCCTGGAACTATTTTAAGAGTCCAAGATGATACGTGTCTTTACTTTCCTACCAACACTTTTGTAACTCTTCCTGGTAATGCTACATCTTCTGATGATAGATCTTTATCAAGGAATCAAGCACCAGATCTAAATGGCACAGCTACATTTACCGATGGTATTCTGACAAATGCAAAATTTCCTGGTGATGGAGATTTCTTGATTAAATTGAAGACGGTTACTCAACAACTTTCTCTTGCTGATGCTGTTAAAATTTCTGGTCGTCCTCTTGGTGGTGTTCCAATCTTACCTGAGAATGGATCAGTATCTATAGGTAAGAGTTACTCATCATCTCAAAATGTTGCTATTGTTGGTGGAACTGGTCAAGGTCTGACAGTTGATATTACAACAAATGATGATGATGGATCTATCAAGTCATTTATCTACAACAAATTTGGTAGTGGTTATACGAAAGGAGATGAGGTTGCGATTTCTGGTGGAAATGGCGAAGCAAAGTTTGTAATTGCTAACATAGCAGACACTATTACTAATGCAAGACTTGGTATTGCATCAACAATTACATCATTATCTAACACTGGAGATCAGATTGATCCAAATGAAATCAAGAAGCAGAGATTTAAGAAGGATGAGGATGATGATGCGGATGGATTCATCAGAAGAAGTAAAGGTAGATATGTTGGTATTGCATATGATGAAGCTAGGAGACCAATTTCCACTGGATTTAAGAGTGTAAAAGACCCAAATACAGGTCAGATGGTAACAAATAGTCCTCAAGTCCTTGGAAAATTTGTCGATGAAGACGTTAGCACTACCATCGATGTTGAAGGAAAGGGTCTAACTGACTGTTATAAGGTTCCTACTGGTGCTACAGTTACTTGTCCCTTCAGAGATTCTGGTGCTGAGACTTCAACTGGCGAAAGGTTGGGACCATTCTCTTCAAGTGGCAAGAAAAAGAAACTCTGCCTCAAGCGGGTTAGGATTGATAGAACTGGAATTGGATACAATCCAGGTGATGAAATCATTATTTCTCCTGACAATGACGTTGATATGAGACCAATTTTCGATCCTAACGGCAGACTCATTGACATTAAGTTCGCGAACATAACCGAGGGATGGGAACAAATTCCACAAATCAGACTAAATAGCAGAACTGGTGTTGGTGCTGTGATTATTCCAGTATTGGATGTCTGTCCAACTGGAGCCGCAGGTACGGACACAACACCAGCACAATCATTGGATAGAGTTCTTAGAAATATTGATCCAGATGATGTTGTTAGTATCAAAGATTGTGTTGGACCAGATCTTAATGCAATCAGTGATATCACAAGAAACGTTAAAGATGAGGATTAATGTCAACTTCGGATAAAGACGCACGATATTCCAGTTGGGTTGCCAACGCATATGGTTCAATTTCGTTTGGGAGTTTGCTTCCAGACAAGACTCGCTCTGCTGCTTTTATTGGTAGCAAAGCAGACGTTAGACATTACTTCATGATGAACCAAGATGGTGCGACCAAGGGTCAAACCATCATGCAGGCTCCTGGTAAGATGGAGTTCAAGACAGGAGAAGACAGAGAACGCGGAGAAATTGCTTACAATGTTCACGTTGAGAATGGTGATGTTTGTATCACAGCAAAGAATGGTGACTTGAGATTGCAAGGAAAGAATGTAATCATTGAAGCAAAAGGGGACAATAAGGATGATGGTGTGTTGACCATGAAGGCAAACACCAGAATCGAGGGAACTTCTCCTAAAGTTAACTTCACGGGCAAGAAAATGGTCTTGCTTCAATCCGAACAATGTGTTAGACTTATTGGTAATAAATATCTGGACATGGTTACTGGTATCGGTCAGTGTGTCTCTGATAGTTCCCGTTATGGTTCACAGGGAGCAACACAAGGCAAGATTCCAACATAAGGAGGATAGTAATGAGTTGGAGTATGGATGAGCAGCAGGTGCATAAGCACTTGTATGTTGGATCAAAAACTAGTGTATCAATTGGCGGACCAATTGATGCTTTAAAGGTTCATGGATCTAGTTACATGGAGAATCATCTTCAAGTTGGAGCTTCAGGTGCCTTTCCTCTTGCTTATGGGACAGTGATGTTTGCCAGAGGAGGAACCACCATTGGACCATTCTGTCTTGAAGTAAAAGACGACGCACACATTGATCAGTTTCTTTGGGTCAATACTTTGACAAAATCAAAGTATGTTGTTTGTGATATTATTTCCACCAGAATTGTTTCTAAGGCAGTCTGTGGATTCACAATCAATCATCCTGATCCCAATAAGAGGGGGATGAAACTCAGATACACTGTCCTGGAGGGTCCAGAGATTGGTGTGTACTGTAGAGGTAGGGTAAAGAATACCAATACTATCTTCCTCCCTGATGAGTGGAGACATCTTGTTCATGAAGAAACAATTACTGTAAGTATTACTCCTATTGGTGCTTTCCAAGATATCTTTGTGAAACGAATTCAGGACTTTGCTATTTTCTTGGATTCAAGAGGTGGCATTCCAATTAATGCTTATTATCACATTTTTGCTGAAAGAAAAGATCAACCAAAGTTGGTAACAGAATTTCCAGCAGGTCAAGAACTTTCGGATCAATTTAATCTATGACTATTAAGAATTTTGGTGTTGTCAGTGGTCCTGGTGATGGAAACTCTGGCAATATCTGGCAACAGACTCCTTCCATGGATATCCCTACTGGATATTTCTTCCAGAACGTTGCTCACATTTCATGTAACCTCTGTCAAACAGAGAGCACAATTGCTACATTTAGAGCAGCAGGAACTGACGTAACCAACTGTTTTATTGATTTGAACGGTGGATTTCTTGCCACTCTGACTCTTGGTACTAATATGACCCTAGTCAAGGGTGAGATGGTGATTGATAGAAACCTTACTGGTCTTGCTAACGCAATTTTTACTGGAACTATTACGAGTCCGACTATTTCTAAGATCAATGCAGACATTGCATCAAATAAATCACTTGCTAGCAGTAAGAAGAGTTTTGATATCCCTCACCCATCTGAAAAGAATAAAAGACTGAGACATGTTTGTATTGAGGGACCTGAAGCTGCTGTCTACACCAGAGGAAAGATTGAAGGAACAAATATTATACACCTTCCAGAATATTGGAGAGATCTGGTTGATACTGAGACCATTAGTGTTCACTTAACTCCTATTGGATCATACCAAGAGTTATTCTTTAAAGAAATCAAGTGGGGAAATCAGATTAAGATTCAAAACAATGCTGGTGGACATATCTCTTGTTATTATACAGTCACTGGAGTTCGTAAAGATGTTTCTGTTGTTATTCCTGAATATGAGGGCTTGACACCAGGAGACTATCCAGGCGATAATGATGAGTATATTGTGAACGCAGACTGATGCCCCAAGGAAAAGTTCATACATTATTTCCTCTCGTAATATATCAGCATATTTTTGAAGGACATGAAAACTTTAAGAATGCTCACCTAGAGGAACTTAAGAAGTATTGGTTCAATGGATATGAGAATGAGAGTCCTGAATACTCTGGACGTATTCTTCTCCATCATGATGATACTTATCGTGACATGTTTACTGGAGTTAAAGAAGCAGTCTTCTGCTATCTAAATTCAATGCAAGTAGACTTTGAAAAACTGAATGCTCTGGTCACAAAATCTTGGGTGACTCTGCATCAAGATAATGAGACACCATCTCTGAGTCCACACTTTCATAATGAAGCAAACCTGAGTTTCATATATTATGTGAAGACAAATCCGCAATCTGATAGACTGATTATTCAACAGAAGTCAAATCAGAACGAGTTTATAGAATCTGTATTTGATTCGGGAAAAAATAATCTAATCACAGAACAAAACATTTACAACTGTAATACATATAGTATCACTCCTGCCGAAGGAACTATAGTGATCATGCCTAGTAAGACATATCACTACACTCAAAAGTTTTATGAAGACAGAGGTGGAGAGCGTGTTGTAGTTGCTGGAGACATCAGAATTACATTGAAGCCAGAACATCTTAATCATCACCAAGGATGCACACATCCCACACAATGGAGACAACTCTAAATGGCAATCTCTACTTTTTCATCTAACGCGATTCAGCATTGCGAAACTCAGGTTGGCATCCTAACGGATATCAATACAACCACCAGCACTCAATCAATCCCAGCGTTTAGTACGACTAGAGACAATTTTAAGCATCCAGCTGAGAAGATTGAGGATTCGATCAAAACTGATGTTGCTCTGATCAACACGAAGAAGGCACAAATTCTGCAGATTGGACAAACTGCTAATCAACTTGGATGCGGTTCTGGGACAACTACGGATAATAGTTATACAGGAGGTAGATTTAGAATCCGTGAGGATGAGTTAGCTACATTCAAGTTTGATGATATTGATGACGCCAACGTTGACAATCTATATGCTGATACCAGCATTGTCTTAAACGCATCATCTGGTATCGGAGTAACAACTTATTTGTTTGTTGGTAAGTTTCAGAATAGTGGTATCGAAACTGGAACAACCTTTGGATCAGATTACGCTTTTACCAAGGGCGTTGACACTGATCAAGGGGGCATCAGTCACTCTGCGGTCACAAACTTGGGACATTACTACGGCAAAGATCTTGCCACCCATACAGGAATCAACAGTGTAACTGGAGTTGCTGGAACCACGACTGTTGTTTATGAGACAATCGCATCTGCTCCTTTCGCACTTCAAGGCAATAATACATATTGTGCTGCTTGTTTGTCATCAATCACGACTCTTGCAAATGAGATTATAGTCCTGAGACAAGGACTGCTGCAAAATCCAGACAAACTTGAGGGACTTTCAAAAATTAAAGATGTCAAGACAGACTTTGAGATCGCAATTCACGCATCCAATAGAAATATCGCTCGCAATAATGCTGAGAAACAAAGATTAAATACTGCTAAAGAAGTGATGCAATTGGATGAGTATGATGGAATCATCTAAAGCGTACAAAGTAGTTAATGATGACAGAAAAGCAGTTTTAATTCCTCATTGGAAAATTTGTTATCCTAAAGCAATCCATCAAGAAATAGTTGATGCAGCTGAGACAAAATATCCAGGAATTGTTATTGATTTTGAAAACGGATACTATCTTCTAGAGGATGGTGTCCATAGAATGACCAAATTACAGCAAAATGGTTTTTTTGAGTCATGGTTCTATGTCGTTACCAGACAAGAATATGAACTTGGAATGGTGGACATGATCATGGGAGAGGAGCGTGTGACACTTACTAAAAAGATGCATGGAGCTCTTGACACCAGACCCCATCCGTCCTATACTACAGAAGTCAAAAACTATCTAAATCATGGATCTCACAGACAATGATGTGTATTTGACCCGTTGTGTGGTCAATGTTCCTGCAAAGACTTTTTATCTCTATTCGAGCGATGGTGAAACTAAAAAAATAACTTGTGATACCACTGATCAATTTATGAGAGTACATTCGTTTGTTCGTGATGTTCTTGATGAAGAACTTGTATACTCCGATATCAGCATTTAATGAAAACTATTTTTGAAACAAATTTTTATTGGAAGTTTCAAGCACCAAATGCACAACAATTTATTGATAAACTAAACTCTGTCCCTAATAAGAACGATGATTATACATGGGGTGACGCATGTAAGATAGAAAGAACAAAATTAAATTGGAAAGAGTATGCTCAATATCTGACGCCGAGTATAAACATTGTTAAGAAGAATTTTAAGGAGGAGATGAGTTTCATTCTCTCACATCCTTGGTTGAATTTTTACAATAGAGGATTCTTTCAAGAAGTTCATGATCATGGTGGAAATGATCTCTCCTGTGTGTTCTATTTAAACGACGGTCCAGATTTTTCTGAATTTTACTTTTGGGATAGAAATCTCATTCAGACAACAGAATCTTGGTGTCAAGCAATGGGATTTAGCACTGCTGTGTATCCAGAAATCAAAGCAGGTGATATTATATTTTTCCCATCTTATATGTGCCATGGTGTTACACCACATAACAGTGATGAGACGAGAAAGACATTTGCTGCCAATATGGTCATGCTTCCTAAAAATGGTAAAGTCTCTTTAGAGCAAGCAGTCAAACATGGAGCTTGATAAATAAATCAACAGTGTAGACTCGTTTTTAAATGAAAAGGTTCTTGCCTTTTGTAATGATTCTGATGACGGCACCTGCACATGCCGATATTACTACTAAACTATCGACTAGTGTTCAGTTGACAGTTGATGCAGCTGCATCTCAAGCAACTAGACTAGGTTCATCATACTCTGTAAGTGGTTCTAACATCTCAGCTTCCACTTTGGGTGGACTTACGGCACCTGGAAGCACAACCGCAGCGGCAACTCTGTCCGCAGGTTCATACTCACAAACAACAGACGGATCTGCATTCTCCTTTACAGAAGCATTCAATGCAGGAGACGCAATTCCAAGTAATACAACCATCACTAGTGGTGTCGCTCCCTCCTTGCCCGCGTTTGGAAGTGTCACAACCACTGCTGGTGGCGTGGCTGGTACTCTCGCTGGTAGCATCGATTCTGCTGGCTCTATGTCCTTGACTGCAGGCGGGGCAGGCACGTCTGCAACGGGTCAATTTGTGTCTGAAATCTACGTTAAGTAAATCATGACTAGGTTTCAAGAAGCAATCGGTCTCGGGTTGATTCTTGGTGCTCTCCATGGGGTTGCTGCATCTGCAGTCCCCGTGGTCCCAAATTTTACCCAAGGGTCTATGACCTCAAGAACTGAGACCACTCAGAAGATAACTGAGACCATAAATTCGATGGACTATAACACTGGGTATCAGTATTCTGCTACTGGTAGTGGTATCACAGTGAATGGAAATTTATCCCCTACAACTGGGGCAACTAATGTAACTATTGATGGAGTGACATCTTCATGGACAGGAATAACGAGCAAACCAGTGTTCGTGCAAACAGTGCCAGGGGCAGCGTTTCAGTTTACAGAAACTTACTCTGGTCCAGGTCTTCAAAATCAAACAATTATTCAAAGAGTAACGGAGGTCGAAAGCGCAACCGACACTACAAGTATTTTCTCCCAGTAGTTGCTGCTCTTGTAGCATCACCAGTTAATGCTGAAACCATTGGAGGCGTATCGGCAACAGCATCACCCGTTGCGAATAGCTCTGGCTCAGTTACCAATCAAGCCATTCAGGTTTTACAAGGTCCATATATTACTAACACTTATGGAGCTGGAATCCAGTGTCAGGGTGCAACTCGCAACTTCACCCCTTATGTAACAGGAAGTGCGTCTGCTTCTAAACCATATGAACCTTACTTTGACGATCCAGTATATGATGTCAGCGATAACTTTGGTGCCTTAGATGCTGATGGGAATGACATTGGGGACGGTATTATTGACAATCCTGGTGACATATTATTCACCAAGAAAACTAGGACAGGACAGAAAGATAACTACAGTCTAGGTGTAGGGTTTTCTATCACATGGTCCACACCTTTAGATAAGACGGCACAAGAACTTTGTAAAGATGCAGCACGAGCAAATATTGCATTGATGCAACAACAGAATGCTAATAAAAGATTAGATTTTGAGCTTGCCAGACTCAAGAATTGTGGACAACTCAAGAAGGAGGGCATCTATTTCCACAAGAAGTCTCCATATCATAAAGTGTGTGCGGATGTGGTTGTTACGAACCCTGGAGGTATCGTTCCTCAACATAGACATACTATTCCTTCCCCCGCAGTTGACGAATCGCGTGATTCCGTATCCTCTGCTCAGATTGGCGCTCCACTTTCGACAATACCTGGATCTTCTTACCCCGTAAGGAGGCAATCTTCTTCACTACCTTCTTCACAGTCGGTTTCACCACTTTTAACAAAAGGTCAGCAAGAGGTTTTGCAAGCAGTGCCGAGGTCGTTGCCACAAGGGCAATAGATGCTGTAGTTGTCACCATTCCTGCATTTGGTATACTACCAATTATCTGATCTGGAATGGTCAAATCTTCTGTAACCATTAGACATTCTTTGCCAACCAACTCATATCCAGTAATCTTTTTATTACCCTTAAGGACTTTTCCTATAGGGTTTTTTAGTTGCTGCTCCCTGGTTGGGCATTCTTGCTTTGCGGTCATCGGTGGTGTTGAAGGCACTGGTACTGGTTTTATACCTGATGTTTTAGGTGCTTCTGGTGGTTTCACATTTGGAACTTTTGCCTCTCCAGTGAACACCATCTGGTCTGGTTCATAATTTATAGTACTGAAACTTGGCACTCCAGAATCGCAAAATGTAACGGTGCCATTTGGATCATCCTCACGTAGTTGATTATTTTTAGAACTATTAGTTTCAGTTGCCTCAACACATCCAGGTATGTTGACAATGGGAAGTCCGATCACTTGCGTCACTGGGACTACAGGTGGAATAGATTGTGATGGAGATAATATCCAATTATTTACATCCTTTATTTGGATCGATCTGATACTAATATCGTTATTTGATATATCTGGTATTTCGGGCATTTTACATCTTCTATATGCACATATTTATTTTCGTCTTTCTTACCCGTCTAAATAAGAAAAGCACCATCCTGTTCGTAATAAACCGATGCCTCTCAGTCGTCTACAAAACTTCCTGAAGAATGCTAAGGGAAATGTTTTATATGTAAACCCGAACGATATTGATTCTACTGATAGTATTGAAAACCAAGGTAATTCACTTACCCGTCCTTTCAAGTCTATCCAAAGAGCCCTAATTGAAGCAGCAAGATTTTCATATCAATCTGGTCAAGATAACGATAGATTTGCCCAAACAACTATCGTTCTCTATCCAGGAGATCATATTGTTGATAATCGTCCAGGTTGGATCCCATATGCGGAAGGAAATAACGTAAGATATTATAATAGGGCAGGAACAAATGGTCTAATTATTACACCATATTCTCTGACCTCTAACTTTGATGTCACAACAGCAGGTAATGATCTTTATAAACTTAACTCTGTTCACGGTGGAGTAATTATTCCTCGTGGTACTTCTATTGTTGGTTTGGATCAAAGAAAGACAAAGATTCGTCCAAGATTTATTCCTAGCCCATCAAACGATAATATTGCTAGATCAGCAATTTTTAGACTGACGGGTTCATGTTTTATTACTCAGTTCACTGTATTTGATGGTGATCCAAACGGAAGAGTATTTAAGGATTATACCGAGAATACTTTTGTACCTAACTTCTCTCACAATAAACTAACTTTATTTGAATTTGCTGATGGTGTCAATAACATTGATATCAATGATGAGATTCTGCAGTTCTCTGACTCAAAAACTGACCTGGATGTTTACTATCAAAAGGTTGGAGACGTATATGACCAAGATTCTGGTCGTGCCATTGAACCTGACTTCCCTGCTGGAACGGTTGATATTCAGACTAAGGTAGATGAATATCGTATTGTTGGACCACGCGGTGGTGAAATTGGCATCAGTAGTATAAAATCAGGTGATGGTGTCGTTGCTACCACCACTGTCACAGTCAACCTATCTGCTCCTCTAGAGGGACTTGATGTAGATACTGCTATTCTGGTCGAGGGCATCACCGCAGGTGGTTACAACGGTCAGCAGGTTGTCTCTGGTGTGACCAGCACAACCGAGTTCCAGTACAAGGTGAGTAATAACCCTGGTACTGCCCTTGAAAATCCAGCAAACGCAACTATTAGCCTTGCTGTCGATACAGTAACATCAGCATCTCCGTATGTGAAAGATGTCACAATGAGATCTGTCTACGGCATGTGTGGTATGCACGCTGATGGCAAAAAAGCAGACGGTTTCAAAGCGATGACTGTTGCTGGATTCACTGGAATCTCGCTGCAAAAAGATAATGATGCTTTCATCAAATATAATAGTGGTAGTGCCATCTATGATGATTCCACCAGTATTGATAATATTCAGTCAAATTCTTCTGCTGTTTACAAACCAGCATATAGAAACTTCCACATTAAGACCAGTAACGATGCCTTTATTCAGGCAGTTAACATCTTTGGTGTTGGTTTTGAGCAACACTTCCTTGCTGAGTCTGGTGGAGATCAATCCATCACGAACTCAAACTCCAACTTTGGATCACACGCTTTTGTAGCACAGGGATTTAAAGAATCAGCATTCAGTAGAGATGATGTCGGTTATATTTCCCACATCATTCCACCAAAAATTAGAGATATTGAAGAGCAAACACTTGAATTTGCTGCTATTGACGTAGAAACAACAGTTGGTGTTGGTTCAACTTCTAGATTATATCTTCTGAATGAAACAAACTCACAAGTTCCTCCTAGAACGAATATTGAGGGATATAGACTTGGTGCAAAGATTAATGAAGATCTTAACTGCTTGATTCCTGTATCTGGCAATCTTCAGAGATATAACGCTAAGGTCATTTTTGGTAACACAGCAAACACTTCAAATGAGGTAAGTGCAGAGAAAAGATATACTGTAGGCAGAGTGTCTGGCGTTAATAGTATTACTTCTAATATTATTGCTTTAAATCAGTATCATCAGTTATCTGAGGGTGAGACGGTCAGATTTGAGTCTGATACTGGTCAGCTTCCAGACGGAATCGATGAGAATACTCTTTACTTTGCAATTACTTCTGGTGTTGGAACAGATTCTCTGAAAATTGCTAAGACACTTAATGAAGCATTAAATGGGCAGGAGATTTCCATTAACAGTCTTGGTGGAACTCTAAAGGTTATTTCCAGAGTTTCTGATAAGACTCCTGGTGAACTTGGACACCCAGTACAATTCGATACCAATCAAAGAAATTGGTATGTTAGTGTAGGAACTGCTAGCACAGAAAATACTCTATTCACTCACATTGCTGGTCCTATTGGTGTAGGAACAACAGGACTTGGTTCTGCCACTCCAAGATCATTCATTGTAAGACAACCAGACTCAAGAAGTCTTGATGATCGTTTATACAAACTCAGATATGTCATTCCAGCTGGCATCTCTTCTGCTAGACCTCCTCTTGAGGGATATGTAATCCAGGAATCTAGTGATACTTTAGCAGATGATGACACTGAAATTACTGCGACATCTATAACAAACTTCTCTGATCAGAGAAACTTTAAATTTGTTTCCAAAGCTGACTGGGCAAATAATATTGCCAACATCGTAACTGAAGTTCCTCATGGTTTTGATGTTGGAAACACAATCGAAATTATTAACGCAAAGAGTTCTGAAAACATTACTGGTGTTGCTGCTACTGGATTCAACAGAGACTTTATTGTTACTGGAATCACTAGCGCCAGAGGATTTACAGTCGGTCTTTCTACTGATCCAGGCGATCTTACCAATGATACTTCTGTAAGAACTATTGAAGAAACTGCACATGTTAGAAGAAAGAGATATAGCAATACTTACTATATCTACCAAAGTAGAGAAGTAAGAAAGCATATTCCTTCAGTTCAGGATGGTGTTTATCATATTGTTGCTTTGAATGCAAGTGTCAAACCCACAATATCTCCATTTACTGCCGATTCTTTCAGTCAGAATGTTTCAGATCTCTTCCCACAAGTTGATAGAGACAATCCAACTTCTGATCCTACTGAATCTAAAAGTTTTGCTAAAAGTGGTTTGATTGGTAAGGTTGTAACTAATGATCTGACCAAGAGTATTACTAAAGAGACTGCAATTAAGTTCTGGAAAGATTCTGGTGTTGGTATTGCTCTTACTAATATTCATAGTAATGTGGTGACTGGTACTGGTCATACTTTGTGGGTAAGACCTGATCATGGTCTAAATGGTGTCACTGCTGTAAGTATTGCTAGCTCTGGTGCTGGATACGGTAGTGGTTCTGCTGGTGATGTGTTCAATGTCGAACTAGTTGGTAATGATGTTGGTATTAATGCTCTTGCTAAAGTCACTGTTGATGCTGTTGGTGGAATTACAAATGTAACAATTACTGATGCTGGTAGTGCATGGGGAATTGGACAAACTGCTAACCTGATTAGTGGTATTACAACAACTGGATTTGCTCAGGCATCAGTTCAGGTCACTGGTATTAACACCAACTATGGTGATGGCATCAGAATTAGTGGTATTAAGTCAGAATCATATAGAGGATATAATGAACTGTATCAGATTACAGGAATCACAACCAGAAGCATTCGAGTATCTTCTGCAAGCTCCGTAATCAATTGCGTAACTAGTCTTGGATCTACAATTGTATCTGATGCTAGTGCATCTGTAACTGGACAATCAGTTGGTATCAATTCAATTACATATGATCCTCGGTCTGGTGTTGCTACTATTACATCTGGAGGCAATCATGGATTGACGGCAAACAATGTTATTAGAATTGTTGGTACTGCTGCAACTACATTCAATAACGATGTGCCAGTTCTTGATGTTGTTGGTGTAACAACATTTACTACAAGAATTGGTGTTGGTTCTGAGCTGCCGTTTGTTGCTACATTGCTTGATAGTGATTCAAAAGTTCTTAGAACAGGATTTGCAGCACAAGATGGTAATATCACCAATAATGAAGAGAACACTGGTGGTAGAATGGTTCCAATTTATGCTGGAATTACTACAACTCTTGCTGCAACTATTCCAAATACATCAGCAACTACAATTTCTGTCACTAACTTCAGTTCTTCTGGTCTGAGAAAAGGAGACTTCATCATTGTTGATGATGAAATTATGAGAATCTCTAACGATTCTGGATCTTCTGTGTTTAGAGGCACTCTTGGAACTAAATCATCTTCACACCAAGTTAATTCTACGATAAGAAAGATTAAAGTAATTCCATCTGAGGTGAGGAGAGTATCTCTCAACAGATCCTCTGGACATACATTTGAATATCTTGGATTTGGTCCTGGCAACTATTCAACATCTCTACCAAGTAAACAGGATAAAGTTCTCTCTGGTGTAGAGAGACTCTTATCACAATCTGTAGATAGGGATGGTGGTAAGAATGTCTATACAGGCATGGACAATGAAGGTAATTTCTACATTGGAAATGTTAAGACCAATCCTCAAACTGGTAAAGATGAAACTTTCAATACACCAGTTCCTACAGTCAAGGGTGAGAACATTACTCTTGGTGAAGAGGAAGTGGGATTTGATATCCTGACTCCAGACGAAGTTAATGTAACCAGAAAGATCTCTGTTACTGGTGGTGAGGATAGTGACATTCTCTCTGAGTTTGATGGTCCTGTTGTCTTCAGCAAGAAAGTAACCTTCAATGGTAAGAATGGCATTGAAGCTAACTCAATCTTCATTCAGGGAGATGCTACAATCTCTAGAAATGTTGGCATATCTACAACCACACCAACGATTGCTGGTTCTCCAGGTGATGTTAAGTTCTTCGCAAGTCCTAGTGCTGGTGGATATGCTGGTTGGGTCTACACTGTAGATAACGACTGGTATCGATTTGCTAATGTCAGCACATCATCCACTGAGAATGTCTCTCAACTTGATAGACTTGGAATCGCATCTGCTGCTGGCCCTGGTGCTGCTGAACTTGTTATTGGTCTCGATAATGTAGAAGAATACAGTGCTGGATATGATGCAGCACAAAGAGATGGTTTGATTGTTGCCATCGGCGGTTCACTAGGTATCGGCACCACGCGACCAGACTTCGATCTTCACGTTGCAAATAATATCTTTGCTGCAGGATTTATCACTGCTACCACATACCTTTACGGTGATGGTTCCAGGATTAACAATCTTCCAAATGATTCACTATGGGTTCCTAATGACACGGTTGGTGGTGCTAAGATTGGTGTTCATACTATTGCGGATAGATTCGTTGGTATTGGTAGTACGCAACCAGATGCAAGTCTGAGCATTGGACTATCAACAACTAGCACCGATAAAGCATTTGTCATCAAGTCTGGATTTACAACTGAATTTGTTGGTGTTGATACTAACGGACGTGTTGGCATCCTGAAACCAAATCCGCAAGGTTTACTTGACATTGGTGGGCAGTTTATCTCAACTCAGTTCAGTCTTGATGGCAGTTCTGGTATCGGCACAATCTTTGCAGGTATTGTGACTGCAAGTGAATCTCTATATGTTGGACAAGGTAATACAACTGCTATCAGTGCTGGTAGCACAGGACATGTAGGCGTTGGAACTTCAGGAACTCGCGCAGATCTTGACGTTGATGGAAGAGTGAGATTTAAATCTCATTTCCAACCAGCTCATCCAACTTCTATCGTCAACAATGTTGTTTCTATTGAACTTGACCAAGCAAATACATTTACACTTTCAGTTGTTGATGCTGTCACTAACTTCCAACTTTCAAATCCACCAGGAGAGGCAAGCAACTTTACTGTCAAGGTCGTTCAAGATGCTATTGGACATCAAGTAGGAATCGACTCTTTCAAAGATGCTGATGGTAATATCATTCCAGTATACTGGTCAAATGGAATTGTTCCTCAGGTTTCTGTTGGAGTTAATCAAGAAGACATTTACTCATTCTTCACTTTTGATGGTGGAGCATCACTCTACGGCGTTACTGGAGGGCAGAACTTCTCATGAGTTTGGCAGTAGGATTCAGACATTTCAACTCTTATGTTGATATTAACAGACCATCTCTAGTCTATCAAACACAACCAGAGTCACCATCCGCTTCCATTGGATTCAGCGGATCGGTGTCTTTTACTGGGATTGCAACAGTCGTATATCCTTCTGGGTATAGTGCTGGTGTAGGTACAATTGGATATGTTTGGTATCAAAAAGACAGAGATTTTGGTGGAGGAGTTACTAGAGATGCAATTGTTGGTTCAGGAGAATCACTATCCCTAAGTAATTTGAATAGTGATTCTGATGATACAAATTATTTTCAGCAAGCTATATTTTATCCAGACTCTAGATCTTTTAATGTCGCTCAATCTGGAGTTTCTACTTTTGCACCAAGGGCAGTTAATTCTCCCCTGAATTCTACTATTGTTAATTTGCAAGTTAAACCACTTATCAGTGTTATAACTCAACCAGATTCCGTGACAGAAGATCTTGACAATACTATTTCTGTCTCTCCTGCTATTGGTGGAACTATTACATCATGGAACTTTGAACTTGATGGAAAGGTTCTGAATTTTGGAATTCAAAGAGGGACTTATATAGTAACTCCAAGATCAGATATCAAATTGCAAGTATTTTTAGTTGGTGGTGGTGGCGGTGCTGCTGGTGGTAGTTCTAATACACCCAACACTGGAAAGTTCTTGGCATTTAATGATAATCAGGATCCTGATGGATCTGTTTCTAAAAGAAAAGGCGGAACTGGTGGAGGTGCTCAGGGGCAATTTACTCTCAAGAAAGGCATTGAGTATACTTTAATTGTTGCAGCAGGTGGAGAAAGAGGAAAAGGTAAAGCAAGTGGGCAACCAATCGCTCAAGGTGGTTATCCAGGTGGTGGATGGTCTGGAACAGAAGATGGTGGTGCTGGTGGTGGTTATAGTGGTATTTTTGAAGGAGAAGTTAATACAAACAATGCTATTTTAATCGCTGGAGGCGGTGGTGGATCAGGATCTGGTCGTCGTAACTCTGACGAAGATGGACAAGGTGGTAATGGTGGTGGTTTAATTGGAGGAAATGCTAAAAATGCACCATCAAGAGGTGGTGGTGGTGGAACACAAACAAGATCTGGTTTTGGTGGCAGAAAGGATGGTGGAAAACTATATGGTGGCGGAACAAATGTTACTGGAAAAATGTCAGGTGGAGGAGGCGGCGCTGGTTGGTATGGTGGAGATAGTGGAAAAGCTGGTAACGTTGCTATCTTTGAAGGTGGTGGTGGAGGTGGCTCAGGTTATCTAAATAAAGATATTGTCACCAGAACTAAATTCTGCATCAGTGGATCTTTAGGTGGAGGAACCTCTGCCGATGGAAGTGATGGTGGTGATGGATCCGCAAGATTTCAATTCGTTGGACTATAATGGCAGACATTAAAAAGTCATTTAGAGAGGGCGTTGTAGTCGTCCTCAGTTGTCAAGCAAACGTATCAGATAATACAGAAAATCAACTCACCTATAATTGGAGAAAGGATGGGGAAGTTTTTGCTACTGACACTGGTGCTGCTGGTGCTTCTCTTATCACAACAACCGAGTCGGGAACTTATGATGTTCTAGTTACTCACTCAGAGGGTGATGCAGTAGTAACAAATTCCATTGAAGTGGTGTTCATTCCAGGAAGAAATTTACTTCGTGTTATTGAATTACCTCTTGGGTCTGTTAAACCAAACAAGAGAACAGAACAATTTTTTGAAAAAAGTTCTAAAAAAAGACCTACTTGGGTAAAATCAGAAACAATTGATTTAGCAACTGAAGGTCAAATCTTCGGATTGCCCGATAATGCAATAAGATATGATGTAAACTTAGAAGATACATTTTATGAAGTTGGTCCACCTACTGCTGGAATGGTTTTCTTTTATGCAAAGGAAAATGATATCGTAGTAGAAGTAACTCTAGAGGGTTCTCCAGGAGAAAAATCTGATAAAGGACAATTAGGTGGTGCTGGTGGAAGTGGAACTATAAAGTACACTCTACGAAGAGGTGTTGTCCATTCTGTTAAGATGGGATATCCAGGTAGAGGAGCACAGGGGGGTCCAAACTTAAACTCTGGTGGTGGTGGCAATGGTGGTCCGACTGCTGGATCTGGTGGGGGTGGAACAATGTTCTATCGTGGAGGTAGAGTTATCGCTGTTTCAGGCGGTGGCGGTGGCGGTGGAACTCTTGGAAGAGGTGGTGATGGTGGTGGATTGGGCAGTAGTGGCGGTGCAGGAAGAGGTAAAGGTGCTGGAGCTGGTGGCAAAAAACCCAAAGCACTGCACCCAGTTTTTCCACACAAAGAATATACAAAGAAAGGATCGAAATCCAAATATACTGCTATTGGAAATGCAACTGGACCTAAAGGAGGTGAACTTCTTAAGGGTTCTGTAATCAATAAAAAAATTGATTTTTCAAGATATAGTGAATATGAAGGTGCTAATAATGGCGGAAGGGCGAATACTGATAAAAAGAAAAGTAAACTAAAGCGTGATGGAGGTGGAGGAGGAACAGGATCCATCGGAGGTAACGCTGGCACAACGGGTCAAGGTAGTGGTGGCGGAGGCGGTGCTGGTTGGTACGACAGTTCGTCAGCATCTTTGGTTTTAACTTCATCAGGAGGTGGCACTAGTAGATATGGAAGAACAAAAATTAGATTTGTAGAATTTTCTAGTTCTACTGCGGATTCAATTTGTATTGCAGTTGCTGATGAATCACTAAGATCTAATATATCTGGTGATGGAGTAGCCTTTCAGAGATGGGAAGAATTTAGAAAGTGTTGGCCAAATAGAACTTTCCACTTACTTCAACCGAAAGGTAGCAGAAGAAAGAAATCTGATATGTTTATTCCAGAAAATTTTGAAGATGACGATAAAGCGTTCTATCATGAAGTTAATAGAGATGGTGGAAAATCTTCTAATGCAACGGATTGGTTTGAAATCGCAAACGTTCAATGTTTAGATAACTCCACTACTCTTCTTCTTTCTATTGATACTTCTGGTAGTATGAGGAGATCAACGGTAGCAGCATCAATTGATTTGTTCTTTGAAAAATGTGCAGCTGCTGGAATATTCAATGTTGAATTAAAAATGATAAGAGAGGATTGGATCTCTCCATTCATTGATTATCCATTCCCATGCAAGAAAAAGAATGATGATGTTGGCGACGATGAAGGCAAGTCAGTTGTAGAACCTCGTGGTCAAGTTGTTTTTGAAGGAAAATCAAACGGAAGTCTGGTAACACAATGGAAAGTTCCTACTGGTGTTAGACAAATCTCTGCTGTTTGTGTTGGCGGTGGTGGTGATGGAGAATCCGATGGTGGATGGGCAGGATCTGGTGGAGGTCTCTCGTATGGTACAATGAAAGTAACTCCAGGAGAGATTTTAAGAATCACCGCTGGCGGTTCTGCTCAAAACAGTATGATTGAAAGGAGAAAGGATAAGAAATTTACAACTAGTTCTATTCTTTTACTTGGAGGAGGTGGTGAATCTGGTCCTGGTAGTCAACCTAAAGATGGACCAAAATTAGGAATAAGTGGTGGTGTTGAGAGAGATGGTGGTGGAGTAGGTGGTAAAGGTGGCAACAAGCGTGGTTCTAATGACGGTGGTGGCGGTGGCGGAGCTGCTGGATATAGTGGCAACGGCGGCATGGGTGAAGGTGACGAATATGAATCAATTGCAGGATCTGGTCGTCAGGAAAAAGGTAGCGGTGGCGGCGGTGGTGGCGGCGGTGTTCTCGGCACTACTGGACGCGGTGGTGGTGGTGTTGGACTTCTTGGAGAAGGAGAATCTGGTGCTGGCCAGACTGCTGGATCTGACGGCAGTGATAGTAAGTATGAAAATAATGGTCAGGGTGGATCTGGTGGAGATGATGGCACTACGATTGGTGGAGGAAAATATGGTGGAGGCGGTCCAGTCTCTAACAAAAACTTCCAGGGTTCAAAATTCAAAAAAGGAGGCGTTGGTGCCGTAAGAATTGTTTGGGGTCTTGATGGCAAAACTACTAAATATAGAGTTTATCCAGATAGAGGAACAGAGGATCAAACTTCAGTAGAAGGATAATGCTAAATAGTTTTTAGCTAACGGTCGTTGCAGGGAGTGCCAGCAATGGGAATCGGAAACCCAATTAGGATTACTAACAATAATCAATCCGCAAGATTAAATGTTACTGCGACAGCAGGTCAGACAGTATTTACTGTAACTAGTGGATATAAAGTCCCACACCTTGATGTCTATAGAAACGGTGTAAAACTTGTAACTGGTGTAGATTATACTGCTTTAGACGGTTCTTCTTGCACACTTACATCTCCTGCTACGTTAGGAGATATCATTGAATTTGCTGTTATCGAAGACTTCAGAGTTGCTGATGTCATGGGACGTAACTCAAATCAAACATTGAATGGTGATTTAAGCGTCACTGGCATCATTACTGCTCAAGGGAATATAAATACCAACGGTGATTATTTTCTTGACGGCAATAGTTACACTGATTATCTTACCGCTCTCACAATCGCTTTAGGTTTCTGAAATGTCAAAGAAGTTACTCTTTAACTACACATTCGATGCATCTGAGAAGACCATCATTATTCGAGATGAATTTATCTCGCAAAAAGAATTACTTCTCATTACAAATGTAACTGATGGTAAGATCATCTATAATTTCTCCAATGTAAATCTTGGAGCATCTTCAGTATCGTATGATGATAATACTGGCGACACTACTATTGTTCTCGTATATGACACCACAGGGATGTCAGACAGCGATGAGCTTCAAATCTACTACGATAAGGCATCTGTAGAATTTGAACCTGTCGAAGCACTGATTGACCCAGTTAGTAAGATTCGTGTATCTAATCCTAACACTCTGGTTGATACGGACTTTGAGTATGGTCCACAGACAACTAAATGGGAAACTATTGAACTTGTAGAAAATATTCCTCTATTCTTTACTAGAACAGACTCTCTCATCTCAGATGTAGAAACAATTGCAGTTGAATCTGGTTCTACTGTTGTTACAGTCTCAACAGCATCGTCTCATGGACTTTCTGTTGGATTTCCAATTGACATCAGAGCAACTAAAGATAACGCAGTTGATGGTGCATTTGTTGTTGATAGTCTTGTTGGTATCAATACATTCAAGTTTAAACTATCGAACCCAAGTATCGAAGACTACGCAAACGCCAAAGAACCATATACTCAAGTATACGTTGGAGAATTTTTTAGTATCTCCGACCTAAAACTATTCAATACATCTGTTCAGGTCACATTTACTCCATCAACAGACCTTAATGAAAACATTATTACTAAGTCTAATCATGGACTTGTTAATAATGATATAGTTCAATATACTCACGGTGGCGGTGCTGACATTGTTGGCATTGATTCTAGAGGTCTATATTATGTTGATTATATTACTTCCAATACTTTTGCTCTCTCAACTTCTAAAGATGGATCTAGAATTTCTCTCAGCGGTGGTAGCGGAAGTAATCATAAGGTAAGTTCAATCATTGGTGCTTTTACTGATGGTGGATCTTCTCCAGGAAGTGAGATTTTTATCAAAACACAAACTAAAAATCCACTATCTACAAGTTTCCCAGTTTATCTCTTTGGTACTAGAGATGGCGTTGCTGATGACACATACAATATTAATGAAGTATTGAATGACACTACTGTATCTGTGGCTTCAACTACAACAGTTTCTGAGCAATCTCTAACTGTTTATGTTGCTTCTGCTGCCACTGGTATTACCACTGCTATCACTGGATCTCCATTCTATTCTCCGAATCATGGATTTATTGAAGGTCAGATGTTGATTTATGAACCAAATCTAAATGAATATGGAACTACTGGCACTGCAAATACAGCACTAGACGGATTGAACAAGGGTGATGTATACTTCACCGTATCTAAAGGTCAGGACTATTTCTCTCTTGCAGGTTCCTCAGCAGACGCATCTGCAGGCACAACCATTGATCTCACTAGTTCTGCTCATGTTGCAAAAACACAATTCCATCAATTTAAGTTCAAACACGTTAGTGGTTTGAAGCAAGGAACTGGTACTGTTGGCGTTTCTACTGTTAGTAATCAGTCACAGTTATCTGGTTCTGGTTCAAAATTCCTTTCTGATATTAAGATTGGTGATCAAATTGTCATCTATGACGTTAGCGGAAGTTTTTCTGCATCGATGCAAGCACCTGTCCCATCATCACAAGTTGGTAGAAGGGGTGCTGATAATGCTATCTATGAAAATGCTAGAAATACAACAAATGATTTCATGACATTTGGAAATGGTTCTGGTGGTACTGCTGCTGAACCGACTACTGCAAATGGAGGACCATGGGTTATTGGAGAAATTATCGACTACAGAGGATTTAGCACTGGCTCTCAGGCTCAAGAAAACTTTGATTATACAGGAAAAAGATATAGAGATGCAAATAACAGATTTACAACTGGGAGCTCCCACTCCAACATGCCTGGTATCAGTACTTCTCTTTATTATCTACACTCGGTTTCTGGTGATGGACAATCATTCCGTATGTCATTCAATCCAGCATTGACTGATTTTGTTAATGTAACTAGTTCTACAGTTAAGACTTACAAAACAAGACTGAGGAGATGGCTGATTGACAGTAGAAAAGATATTATATCAATTAATGATCATGGATTCTCTAGCGGAAACCAAGTTTTATATGAAGTTGCCTCTGGTGGAAACCCAATCAATGGACTTACTGATGGCAAGACTTATGAAGTTTTAAGATATACAAACAACACATTTGGATTAAAACATCTTGCTGGTCAAGGAACTGGTACTACTGGCGATACAGTAGAAGTAGCAACAACAGATATGTCTACTGTTGCTAATGATCATAAATTCACTGTTTCGGGAGTTACTGCTGGAACAAGATATCAAAGAGAAATCAGTGCTGTTGCTTCAGATACTATTGCAACAATGGATGCCGACATCAGTTCTGGTCTTTCGACAGGAACTAATTTCTTTATTCCAACTCGACTGGTTCCTAGATCTGAAGGTTATGCACAACATAGACCTTTTGACGGTGGCATGGAAATCGCAACCAACCAACCATTTAAGGGTGCTCAGATGATCCGTCAGACCAGAAAGTATTTTAGGTATCAATCTGGTAAAGGTTTGCAAATCAGTTTTGCTGTTAACTTCAAGCCACCAACTGATATTGATCTTATTGGATATCCAAGACAAGCAATTGCTGAAGCAGTTCCTGGTTCTGGATCTACGACTCTGTTAGCACTCGACTCCACTGTTGGATTTGGAACTACTGGTATCGTAAAGATTGATAGTGAAGAATTCTACTATTCTGGAATCAACTCTCTTGGATTGACTATTGCTGCTAGAGCACAAAACGGTACATCTGAATCGGCACATACAGTTGGAACCCAAGCATTTGGAATCTCTTCCGAATCCATGAGTGGTGTTGGTGTTGGTAGTTTCTATAGAGGACTTGTAAAATATAAGTTCCCACATGGTATTTCTTCTATCTCAGATTATGCGATGCCATCTATCGTTACTATCGGTGCCACTGTAGCATCTGGATTTAATGTTTATGGTGGTGATCAAGAACTTAAAGTCATTGAAGTTTATGACCCAAGAACTCTAGCGGTTAGTCTTGGAACTTCAGAAGCCACACAACTTACTTCCAGTGGTCTTGTCAGATCTTATGTTCCTAATTGGACTGGTTCTGCTCTTAGATCAGGAATGTTTGACTTCCAAAATGGAATGTACTTTGAATTTGATGGCACTCAAATTTTCTTTGTGAGAAGAAATTCTACCGTTAAGTTGTCTGGTAAGGTTTCAGGAACAAAAGGTTCTAACATTATAAGTGGAACAGATACTAGATTTAGTGAGCAACTTATTATTGGTGATAAAATTGTTCTTCGTGGAACAACATATAAAATTCAAAATATCAATTCTGACTCTGAAATTGAAATAACTCCAGAATTTAGAAGCGAATCTGTTGGTGGTATTATTCCTATTAAAACTGAGGAACTTAGAGTTCCACAAACCGAATGGAATATTGATAGAATGGATGGAAGTGGTCCATCTGGTTATGTTCTGGAGCTATCAAGAATTCAGATGGCATATATCGATTACTCTTGGTATGGTGCTGGTACTATTAGATTCGGATTCAAGGATACAAACGGCAAAGTTAAATATGCACATAGAATGATTCACAACAATAAGGAAGTTATTGCTTACTTCCGTTCTGGTAACTTACCTAGTAGATATGAAGTTGAGAATACATCATCATCTAACTATGCTCCTAGACTCGCACATTGGGGTGTATCTGTAATCATGGACGGTCAATTTGAAGATGATCAGGCATATTTGTTTAACAAAACCTCCAGAAAGATCTTCCCAACTGGCGAGCAGGATTCTGCTACTGTGATTAACACATTCTATGGCACTCTTGGCGAGAATCTCACTAACAGTGAGACCACGATTGATGTCAGAACTAACCAGGCTCCTAATTACTTTGACAATGTGGACAGCACATATACCCTGTATGTTGGCGATGAGCTAGTTACATTTACTAGCATCACGAGTGATGGAACATTTACGACTCAGGCAGGAACCTTCTTTAAAAAATACAAGTTGAATGGATGTACTAGAGGTGCTGGTACTAGTAGTGCTGCCACTCATTTCCAGAGAGCATCGATTGAACTATCAAACTCGGCAAATATTGGTGGAAAACTCTCTGCATTTGAGAGTATTGAGTTCCCGATTCTTTCTGTTAGACTTGCCCCTTCTGTTGACTCTGGTGTTGCTGGTCTTTTCGGTCAAAGAGACATTATTAATCGAATGCAACTGCAACTCCAAAGAATTGATATGGTGGCAAGTAAAGAGTGCTCTATTGACTTGAGACTTAATACTAGACTTGGAAACTCTTTTGATGATTTTACGGGTAATGATCTCCCATCAATCTCACAATTCCTCTTACATAACGCATCAGGTTCTGATGTTGTTAAAGGTGGAGACAAGATCTTTGGTATCAACCTTGACACCAACCGAGTTACTTCTGACTTAACAGCTCTTGCACCCCTTGGAAACTCTATTGTTGGTGGAAACTTGACATTCCCCGAAGGACCTGATATTCTTACTGTTGTAGCAAAGATTGACGTTGAAGACTGGACTATTGGTACAGATTATGTTTACTGTACTCTAAACTGGACTGAATCTCAAGCATAACTTATTTTATGAAAGAACACTTTAATTGGCAACCCGAACATGATTCAATTGATCATGTTCGAGTTAATCATGCATATGATGGATTTATAGGAAAATTTGATCCAGAAGGATTAGATCCTATCTGGGACACTATGGTCGAAAATGTAGATTTTGCAGAGCATGTTGGGTTATGTATGAAGAGACCATGTTCTCCACATAAAATTGAAGACTCTCAGTTTCATTTACATCAGAAAGGATTTCACCCCCCAGATAAAGGATCGGAAGAGCAATTTAATGTTGCGGAGACTTACTTAAGTGTTTGTAATGTAAAATATATAAATTTTTTAAAAATATGTTTGGAGAAATATAGTAATGTTTTTAGTATCCTAGAGGATTTTGATATTGCTCCTTTTGGACTCAAATTGCAAAAAACTAGAGCTGGTCAGGGATTTCATGCATGGCATACTGAACAGGCAAATAAAAGAACTCAAGAAAGAGTTCTAACTTTTATGACATACCTCAATGATGATTTTGAGGGTGGAGAAACAGAATTCAAGTATCAATGTAAGAGAATAAATCCAAAAAAAGGTCAGACATTGATATGGCCAGCAGACTTTACACACACTCATAGAGGATTAATGCCTCTAACAGGCACTAAATATATTGCTACAGGGTGGTTCGAGTTTGGATTTGACTAAATAATAAAAGAACAACTCGCGTCTTGAGGGGAGAGTGAACCTCAATGGGAATCCAGAAGAACTTCGTCGTTAAAAATGGATTAGAGGTTGGAACCAACCTCATCTTTGCTCAAGACGGACAGGTAGGTATTGGAAGTACGCTTCCAGAAGCAACATTCGATGTAACAGGATCACTAAATGCTGATTCTGCTACAAACGCATCACTAAATGTAACTGGCATTGCCACCATCCTTGATGGTGAAGCAACGCTATGGGAAGTGTTGGGTTCTGACGGACAGTCAGGATTCAGTACTGTTTGGTCTCAAAATGTCGTTGGTTTTACTTCGATCCAAGAACTTAGGGTCGTTGGAATCTCCACATTTGAAGATCAGGTAAGGATTGTTGGCATAACAACAATTGTTGACAATAATCTCCACGTTGGTGCTGGTGGAACTGTACTTCACACTAGTACTGCTGGTTTTGTTGGTATTAATACCGATTCACCAGAATATCTGTTAGATGTTAGATCTAGTGGCACAGGTGTTACAGCACTTTATGTTAAAGGTGATGTAACCATTGATGGAGATCTGAAGGTTGATGATCTCCAGTTTGATGATTTAAATGCACAGGATGCAAATATTGTAGGATTTGTCACTGTTGGTGGTGGCGCAGCAAGTCTTGGAGGTCAAACACATCTCCATGTCATTGGCATTTCGTCAATGCAAAATGTAAGAGTTGTTGGATTTACAACTCTTGGTTCTGGTGGTTCTGATGAGGATGGTCAGACACATCTTCACGTTATTGGTATTACATCTACCAAAAATTTAGATGTAACTGGTTTTGGTACGGTTCACAATCAGTTCCGCACTCGCACAGCAATCTCTACCGACCTAAGTGTAACTGGTGTCGGTACAATCCAAGAACTTAGAGTTACTGGATTTACCACAGTTCAAGAAAATCTGAATATCCAGGGTATTACCTCCACAGGTAATTTGAATGTTGTCGGTCAAACAACATCATATAACTTTGAAGCTTCGGGTTTTGGTACTGTATTCAATCAGTTCAGGACTAGGAGTGCAATCTCTACCGATCTATATGTATCGGGTGTTGGCACTATTCAAGAGTTAAGGGTCACTGGATTCACAACAGTTCAGGAGAATCTGAACATCCAGGGCATCACCTCTACTGGCAACTTAAACGTTGTAGGACAAACAACATCCTATAATATTGAAGCATCAGGTTTTGGTACTGTATTCAATCAGTTTAGATCCAGAAGTGCTATCTCCACTGACTTAAGTGTTACTGGTGTTGGTACAATTCAAGAACTTAGAGTTACTGGATTTACCACAGTTCAAGAGAATCTTAATATTCAAGGCATTACCTCTACTGGTAATCTTAATATTGTAGGTCAGACAACTTCATACAATATCGAAGCATCAGGTTTTGGTACTGTATTCAATCAGTTTAGATCTAGAAGTGCAATCTCTACAGATTTGTATGTCTCTGGTGTCGGTACAATCCAAGAACTTAGAGTTACTGGATTTACGACAGTTCAAGATGATATTCATATTCTTGGAATCACATCTACTAAGAATCTAGATGTAACTGGTTTTGGCACGGTTCATAATCAGTTCCGTTCCAGATCTGGTGTATTTACAGACACATATACTTCTGGAATCTCTACTGTTGGTTCTACATTCCATGTTGGAGTTAGTGGAACAGCTTTCAGAGCGGAGGTTAATGGGGTAACAGGACTTGGAAGCATTGGTATCAATACCAATGATCCAAAATACTCTCTACATGTTGCCTCAGCGTCAACTGAGGGCACTACAGTAGCATATATTGAAGGTGATTTGGTCGTATCTGGTGATCTCATTGCTGATGATATTACTCTAGATGATGTCACTCTCCAGGATATTAACATCACTGGATTTAGTACCATTGGTCACAATCTGAATGTCCTTGGTATCACCTCTGTTGGCAATTTGAATGTTGTAGGACAAACTACAACCAGAAACTTTGCTGCCTCTGGATTTGCCACTGTATTCAATCAATTTAGATCTAGAAGTGCATTATCCACTGACCTGAGTGTCACTGGCGTAGGTACAATTCAAGAACTTCGGGTTACTGGGTTCACAACAGTTCAGCAAAACCTGAACGTTCAGGGTATTACATCTACAGGAAACCTGAATATTGTTGGTCAGACAACATCGTATAACTTTGAAGCATCTGGTTTTACCACAGTATTCAATCAACTTAGGTCTAGAAGTGCATTATCTACTGACCTGAGTGTCACTGGAGTTGGTACGATTAATGAACTGAGAATCACTGGATTCTCTACAGTTAATGAGAACCTAAATGTTCAGGGAATTACCTCCACTGGCAACTTTGAGGTTGTAGGTGTATCAACATTCTCAGGTGCTATTGATGCTGATGGCGATGTAGATATTGATGGTCATACTGAACTTGACAATCTGAATGTATCTGGTATTGCTACATTTGCTTCTAATGTAGATCTTAATGCTGACTTAGATGTTGATGGAAGAACTGAATTAGATATCACCAATATTGCAGAAACACTTAACGTATCTGGAATATCTACATTTGGTTCTGATATTGATATCAATGCGTCAATAGATGTTGATGGTCGTACTGAGTTAGATATTACTAATATCAGTGAGACACTTAACGTATCTGGAATATCTACATTTGGTTCTGATATTGATATCAATGCATCGATAGATGTTGATGGCATAACTGAACTTGACATTACAAATATTAGCGAGACACTTAATGTTACTGGTATTGCCACATTTGCTTCTGATGTAGATCTTAATGCTGGATTAGATGTTGATGGTATAACTGAACTTGATATCACTAATATTAGTGAGACACTCAATGTCACTGGTATTTCTACATTCGCTTCTGATATTGATATCAATGCATCAATTGATGTAGATGGGCACACTGAGTTAGATGATCTAAATGTTGTAGGTGTATCAACGTTTAATAATACTGTTGATGTTGATGCTAGTGCTGATGTCAGTGGCAACTTAAGTGTTGGAAGTTTTAATGTTGTCGGTGTCTCCACTTATGGGGGTGCAGTTGATATTAACTCAACTGTCAATGTTCAAGAACATGTAACACTTCAAAGTGATATTGATATTCTTGGTATTACATCTACTAAGAATCTGGATGTAACTGGGTTCGGTACTGTTCATAATCAGTTCCGTGCTAACTCTGGCATCTTCACTGACATACATTCCACTGGATTCTCCACATTCTTCAACGTTGGTTTTGGTAGCACGGTTGGATTCACCTCTAGCGTATTCTTCGCTGATGGTGCTGTACTAAACTTTGGTGATGCTGGTGACTTGCTCATCTATCATGATGGTAGTGACTCATATATCAAGGACGTTGGTACTGGTGCTATCAATATTCATGGTTCACCAGCATCGTTTATTGGTAACTCTAACGGAGATACTCTCCTAAAAGCAGTTGAAGGTGGTGGTGTTGAACTTTACTATGCTGGTGCAATTCTTGCTGAAACTACTCCTGAGGGTTTCACAATGCACGGTGTTGGTGTTGCCACACACCTAAGCATCACTGGTATTGCTACTGTTGGTGTTTCTTCTTTCGTCTTCTTTAATGAAGGACAAGTAAATGTTCAGGGTATTGTAACTGCTGCCTCATATCGAGGTGAAGGTCAATCCTTGACTGGTATTGAAACTTCTGTTCATACCAGTGCTCGTTGGAGTAGCACTGCTGCTGGTATTAATACCCTCAGGAGTGTTGGTATTGCAACCACAAATCCACTCAATACATTACAGGTTGGTGCTGCTCTTAGCTCCTTCACTGTTATCTCGCTCGGTTCAACGGTTATGGTCGGTGTAGGCACCACCGATCCAGGTAAGACACTTCAAGTTATTGGTGATACCGATATTGAAGGTGTTTTGACATTAAATGGATCATCTGTGCCAACAGTCGGTCTCGTAATCGCCTTGGGCGGTTAATAAATACTAGGAGGTTTTAAGGAACAATGGCTGAAAGTTTTAGTAAGGCAGTTAAACGATCTGTTGGTATCGTCACTGCCAACTCCTCAGGAGTTATCTCTACCACAACAACAACTATTAGTGGAATCAGTACTGCTGGTGTTTCTATTGGAGATTATGTTCTTAACAGTAATTTTCGCATTGGAGCAAAAGTTACATCGGTTGGTGCAGGCAGCGTTGTTATGTCTGAATCATCAGTGAATTCTTCTTTTGCTGCTGGACAACAAATAGATTTTAGTAGACCATCCGATATTCTAACTGCATCAGAAAAAAATATCATCATTGGTGGCACTCTTTCTAATCTTACTAGTAGTCAAATTGGTGCAACAGTTGTTGTTTCAACCTCTGATAATGTTGATGTAATGCTGTTAGCAGATATTCCAGTTCCAACTGGTTCATCTGTTGTCATTTCTGATGCTGGTAAAACTGTTCTTGGAGCTGGAGACACTGTTCGAGTATTTTCTAGCACCAACAATTCTCTCGACGTAAACTTTAGTTTCCTTACAGGTGTTAACTGATGGCTGATTACGGATATATCGGCAGAAATCCTGCTGACTCCAACACTACTATTGGTAGACAGATTTTTACTGCCACATCAGGGCAGAAAACTTTTGTTGTTACTGGTCAATATGACGTTGGATTTATTCAAGTTTACCTAAATGGTATCAAGTTACTTGAAGGTGAGGATTATACTGCAAATGATAGCAGCAGCATCATTCTCGATGATCCGTGCGAGACAAATGATAAAGTAGAAGTTGTAGTATTCAAGGCATTTAATGTCTCTAATCCAGGTACAGTAGGCACACTAAAAGTAACTGGAAACTTAGATGTTGCTGGTAGTCTTGGTGTTGTTGGATTTTTGACTGCTGCTGCTACTGCTCTTGATAACATTAGCATTACTGGTCTGAGTACATTTGGCACTCAGAATGGTATCGGCACTGTCACCATGGGTAAAGATAGTGCTGCTATCTTCTGTGATGGAAACACCAGAATTGTTGGTGTACTAACTGTTGGTGAACAAAATACAGGTGTTACAGTTGATGGTGCTGATGCAAGCGTAGGTATCGGAACCAGTGTTCCTGGAGCTGCATTAGAAATTGTTAATACCCAATCAAGAAATAGTTTTAGAGTTTCTGACGAATTAAATCCAGATTACTCTCCATTTGTTATTGATCAAAGTGGAAATACTGGTATTGGAACTCTAGCACCACAAACATTATTTCATGTAAGATCGGATAATGTAAAAATTCTTGCCCGATTCCGTAATGAGGACGGAGATGAAGAACGCTGTGAGATTGAATTTCAGGACGAACAAACATCAGGAAACTTTAAGGTCAAGGTAGGATCTCAGGGTGATAATCTCACTGGACAATGTGGATTCCAGTCCAGTATCATCCTTGGTGACAATCTGAACTCAGAAAGAGTACATATCAGCGCAAAAGTTGATACGAGTGCATCTGCTCGACCAGATGATGGTCTTGGAATCACTGGATTTGGTACGTTTATTGATTATAATTCAAGGCATGAGATGAATGATGCCAGAGTTAGAGTTGCTGGTGGTATTGCCTTCAGACCTATATCTGAAGATCATCGTAATGGCGAGACAAATATGCCATTCATTGGATATGGTTATGATGGAACTGGTCAGGGGGGAAATAACTTAGAAATTGTCACTCATAGCACTGATGGAGCAATTAACTTCTATACAGGTAGTACCAGCAGCGGATCTCCAGGCGCATCTACTAACAAGCAAAGAGTTGTTCTTGGTCCAGACGGACAGATTGGTATTGGTGTAACTCTTGGTGATAATCCCGCACCAACCACTAATGAATCCGTAGTATTAGGACTTGGTGTTAGCATGTGCGTGGATAATGCTAACACCGATGGATACGCACCCATTCTGATTAACGCTGGTCCTGGTGATAAGAGCGGCACTTCCTCTAGACTTATTTCACTTGGATGTACTGCTGCTGGAGCAAGTGGTGCTGCTAACAATGTTAGAATTGGATATGCTCTTGGAGCACCAACATCGAGCACAAATTCTGTCATTATTGGCAGTCGTGCGATGTGCAATACAAATGGAGGAACTGATAATGTTATCATCGGATCTGAAATCAATGAAAATGTAACAGACAATTCTACTAATGGTAATGTTGTTATTGGACATAATTTAGAACTACCAAACTCCTTAGACAGGAGTATTTTGATTGGTAGTGATATGGATACTGCTGCCAATCCACCTACGGATGTAACAGGGTCTAACATTACCCTTAGCACGGGTGACATGATGATGGGATATAATAATAAATTTCACATCTTTTCACAAGACGGTGGATCAACAAACTTATATTATAACAATGTTAATATGTTTGCTACCACTGCTGATGGAGCAAGAACTAGTGGAAGTTTGGTTGTTGATCATGGAATGACTATCGCTGGTGTTTCAACATTTAGTGGAAGTGTATCTTTTGGAACTATTGCTGGGTCAACAGATGATCTTACACTCACAAGTAATGATGGGGGTGAAGAAATTTTACTTGATCAGTCAGAATCACATATTCTGTTTAAGACTAATAATACGACCAGAATGAGGATTACTGGAACCACTGGAACTCTGCGATCAGGTGGGGGAACATTTCAATTCGAGGACAGTGCTGGTAACGTTGACTTGACAATCAATGGTTCTGGAATTTTAAAATCTGGAACCACTAGCACAACGTTCCAAGACTCTGCTGGTAATGATGACTTGCAGATTACTGGAGTTGGGATTATTCAATCTCCTGGAACTACAATGTCTCTGCGTTGCAATGGTGCTACCACTCGTTTCCAGTTAAACAGCAACGGTGCAATTATCAATGCTAGGTCATATTCTGAAGCTCTGGGATCCACCAGAAGAGACTTGTTCGTAAGATCTAACGGTCGTTTTGGTTATAATAGTTCTGCTCGGAAAACTAAGAAAAATATTGTTGGATTAACATCTGAGAGTATTGATTGGATCTATGATTTAAACCCTGTTGAATATAACTACAGAATTCAAAATGATGAAACTGGTGAGTGGACTGAAGAGGCAGAAACTGAACTTGAATATGGTCTGATTGCAGAGGAAGTTGAACCAATCAACGTTGAACTCTGTGACTATGATCCAACTCCTGATGGTGGACAAGAACTTGTTACTGTTCACTATAAGAAACTGACAGCACCAATGTTGAGAGCACTCCAGGATCTTGCTGGTAAAGTTAAAGTATTGGAAACTGAGGTTGCTTACCTCAGGTCCGAACTAAATATTTAAAAAAGTATAATCATGTCTAGTAAAGCAAGAGAATTATCTAAGTTTTCTTTTGACATTCACGTCAATGAGGGTGCTGGTACTTTAGGTATCGGCACCACTGCTGATGTTGGTGATAGATTATACGTTGAGGGTGGTACTCAGATCACTGGTGTTGCCACTGTTCATAGTAATTTACATTGTAAAGATGATGTTGGTATAGGAACTGATAATCCAGTTTCTGGAAAACTTCATGTTTTAGATGGAAATATCAGAATATCTGGAACGAGTGAAAATTTATTAAAAATTAGACATGATACTGCAGGTTCTGACTCAAATATATCTCAAACAGATAATGGGTCTTTAAGATATAGATATGGAGGAGATGAAAGACTTCGTATAACTTCTGCTGGTCTGGTTGGTATTGGAACCGATACTCCAACAACAGCACTTCACGTTTTTGGTGGTACATCAAATGATCAAGTTGTAACGATTGAATCTACATCATCATCTGGTATTGGAGCTCCAGACCTATCATTATTCACTAATGATCCAGCAATTCAGAATGGTCAAACCATTGGAGTTCTGAGATTTGATTCTTTTGATGCTGCTGGAACTAAGACAGAATATGCTCGTGTTGCTACTACAATTGTTGACACTGATGCAACTAACAAAAAAGCATCTGTTGTTATTCAAGCAAGAAAGAATAACACTACTGTGAACACTGTCGCCACATTTGAGGGTGGCACTGGTGACATGAGACTTACGTCTGAAAGTGGTGCTGGAGTCATTCTTGCAGCACCTAATGGTACATTATACAAAATCACTGTTACTAACGCTGGCGCTGTAAACGTCGCTGCTGCTTAATAAATAAAGGTAAAAAACGATGACACAGGCTAGGATTCTTGCTGATTACGCTTCAGGGATTGGTACTCAAGGTGCGACCCTAACGGTTGATGCAACCAATCGAGCAGTTGCCATCGGTACAACTAATGTTAGTGGAATTGGTAATACCACTCACACATTAACAGTATCAAGAGGTGATGGTGCAGAGACCACTATCTTGATGAGAAAAGAGGGAGGTAGTCTTAATGCAGGTCAAATATCATTAGACAGTAGCACACTCAAAATTGAGTCAGACGAGACAGGAGGATATGAGAATAGTGCCATCAAACTGAGAGTTGATGGTAGCACCATGATGCATGTTAATGCTACTGGTCAAGTATCATTTGGAAACTCACATGATGGTGCTGATAGTAATACTCCATACTTGGTAGGTTATGGAACTGCTATTAGTTTTGATGGTGGTGGTTCTGTTGGCATCGCATCCACAAATCCTGATCACACACTGTCAGTAACTGGTAACGTTGGTGTTCATACTCTCTATCAGTATTATCCTGCTGTTACGACTTCCTACCGTAGGAACCTAATTGATAATGGAGGCATGAGAATTGCTCAGTTAGGACTATCAACATCTGTTACGCTTCCTGTTACCGCTAGAACGGCAAATAACGGTTGTATGTGTGTTGATAGGTGGAATCTAGCCAGCAGCATGGATAATGCTGTTGGTATGTCAAGAAGTGCAGGATTTGGTACAGATACTGGTCATCATTATGCTTTACACATTGATTGTAATGGTGCTGAAACTCCTGCTGCTTCTGAGTATTTCTTCATACAACAAAGATTTAATAGTAGAGATGATATTGAACCACTCAGATATGGTTATGCAAATGCAAAAGAGTCTATCTACAGTTTTTGGTGTCGTTCAAATAAAACAGGAACATTTACAGTAGAGTTTCGTAATATTGACCCTGCCAGAAACTTTGTCAAAGAAGTAACGATTAACTCTGCAAATACTTGGGAGTTTAAGCACTTCATTGTTCCAGCAGATACTAATCCTGGTTCTGCTTATGGTGACGATTCTCTTACTGGTACAGATTTTATTATCTATACTTGGTTAGATGAGGGAACTAACTATAATAGTGGAACTCCAGATTCAACTTGGGTTGACAGTAGTGATGCAAAACGTGGTGGAGGTTTTGGTTTGATGGATAGTGCGTCAAACTGGTTTGAGATGACTGGTGTTCAGTGGGAAGTCGCACATCCTGGTCAAAAATATCCATCAGAGTTTGAATACATGAGATTTGAAGAAGATTTGCGTGTATGTCAGCGTTATCTTCAAACTTCATATGATTATTCTCCAGGAGATGAGAAAGTTCCTGGTCAAGTTACATCTCTTGGTGCCACTTATCATAGACACACTGCTTCTGTTAACGTTTCTAATCGCCCGACAAGTGTGAGATATACTGTGCCAATGGCAGACACTCCAGAAATCACAGCATATTCTCTCGATGGTAAAAGAGCTAACGCATCATATTGTGCCACAAATTATGACCATTCTTCAGATGTTGGTGTTAATGGATTCTCTAAAATAGGAACACAAGGTTATGGTGGCATCGAATTATCAGCAGCAAAAGATGCTATTGTTGGATGGCACTGGGTTGCTTTTGTTGACTAAACCGTGTGACACTCTATAAAGTGTCCTATACCCCCCTTGCAGACGCTTGTGGGGGTCTTATAGTGTGTATATGAACGACACGACCTAACCGCATGAAACTCTTGTTTGTTATTTCTGGTGTCTGGTTTCTCCATTGGTTATGTCTTATTCCCTTTCAATTGCAGACTATTCTGGATACAAGCGGATCACAAGATCTGCTGTTGAGTGGTTTGTCAACAGGCACAAACTTAATCGGTATAAATTTGATGTAGATATTGTAGTGCGTGGTCTTATGAGAGAAGGTCTAAATGGTGCTTGCACTGTTATGGACAGCACATATCGTCCTCGTGAGTTTCTCATTGAACTACACTCTGGTCTTGAGAGAGAAAATTACATCAGCACATTGATGCACGAGATGTTACATGTCAAGCAATGGTTAGTCAGTGATCGTAAAGAACGTCGTGGTAAAAACTACTGGCACGGTAAGCTTATCGACCCCGATACTACCTATGAGGATGAACCATGGGAGCAAGAATCGTTCAGTAAAGAAGCACAACTATGTCAACAATTCTTAACACAGTATTGACAATTTCTAAAAACATGAATAAAATAACCTTTGTGGAGGTGCAAGAATAACTATGGGTTTATTTGATACCATTAAATCTTCATATGATCTTGGTCCTGGTTTTCAACGAGAGTTGCAAACTAAAGATCTCTATAATTGTTGTGCTCACTATTGGATTTCACCTATAGGACAACTATTTGAGATTGATTATAGTGGAACACAAGATTGGGAGGCAAATCCAGAATCTAAACTTCCACTATTGAAACACACTCCCAACGGAAATCATGGTAGAGTTAGAGCTGTGAATTTGTTTAATACCATCACTGTGTATCCATCACTATGGGATTGTAAATATTCACCATTCCCTAGGTTGCAAATTCATTTTGATAGTGGTATAATTAAATCTGTATGTAACTGTACTGATTTAATCAACCCAAGATGCCCAACTCACGGTCGTAAATCTACAGCGTAAAATGTACGAAGAACAAGACTGCTACGATAAAGCAATCCAATTATTTGGAACCCGTGTTAGTATGATTTGTGCCATGGAAATGGCAAAAAAACTAGATGCTGAAACTGCTTATGCTAACATTAAGTATGAGCTCAAAGCACTCAAAAAAGTCCGAAAACTTTACCAAAAGAACAACAACTGTCATGAAGAATGTGAATGATGCGTACAAAGAAGTTTATGGTGACTATCCAAAATGTGGTTGCCGAAACTTTGCACGATTCAAGGAAGACTATCAGCAAAAGAATCAATTAATTTTCTCTGCTGTTAGGAGTTACCAAAAACAAAACATTCATGACATGAAGACATACAAGAAGTGTCACAAAATTCTTGATGAACTGTATCCTGCCGCATACTCTTGAAGTATCCTCCAAACTTCTATATTCTTGATTCTAAGCAACAATCTCAGGGTTTCTATTCTAACTGTGGAAACTATGCTGCTGTGCCGATTGCCAGGAGTAAACAATTCATGGTGATAGGACCAAACAAAGATGGCAAGTGTGTCCAGTTGAAGAAGTGTCGCACTAAGGAGACAGCAGTCAAATTTATTGCTAAGATAACAAAGAAGTGACATTGCTGTTATGATTGTCGAAGTTGAACCACTCTCAAACAAAGCAAAAAACCGATTTGCTAATGAAATGGACAAGATTACTGTCTGTGTGGTAGAACATACGGAGGAATCTTTCGGACAAAATAGAATGTTCTTACGTTCATTCAATGGTAAATACTTTTTCTGGATAACCGAACAAAGTGATATTAACTGGAAGGTTTTATCACATACATAAGTTACACTTTTCAACACCTATTTGATCTTCTAATGACATACACTGATGAACAATTTGCCAAACTGAGCGGTGCTTACGCTGTGAAAGTTTTGGAAAGCATGGATGAACAAGAACTATACAAGTTTGCATATGACATGATGCTTGATAGTTTTGTTGGCGATACTGCTGAAGATCTACGCAAGGAGATTGCACAAATTTATGATAACGATACGTTGAAAGAACTATGTGAAATCTGTCAAATTCCATTCACACCTGTTGATGAGAAAGACATCGAAGATATGGAGGACAAAATGGAAGCTTCTTTAGAAGAAGAAGGTGAGGACGTTGATGCTGCCGACGTGGATATTGATGTTGAAAGTGAAGCAGTTTCTGAAAAATTTAGTGAGGAAGAAGTAAATGAGTGAAGATCCTAAGTACAATGATCCTAAGTACAATGATCCTACATACGAGGAAGATTTTGATGAGTTTGAAGATTTTCGTGAAAACGAAGTTGTAAGTGTTGATCCTGTCCCACTTAAAGATGATGAACTTATTTCGTTATCTGAAGAGGAGCAAGATGAGATTTATCAGAGAGAAGAAGAGGCAGAAGATGCTGAGTCTTGGGATGAAGAATCACCATACACTTTGCCCGACTTTCTTAAAAAGAACCCAGAGAAGGCAAAGTTATACGAACGTCTGAAGATTCAAATGCACAACTATCCAGTTTTACTGGATGAGTTTGTGATAAAGTTTGTTGAATCTTATGTCAATGCACAATCGATTCAGCAAAATATGGACGAGCTGAAGCAAATTAAGGACGATGATTTCCATGAAGACTTCTATGAAGATGAGGATCTGTTCTTATACTATGCCGAAGAAGTCTCTCCGCAGTTGCTATCAACTTTTGTTAAATCTATCGATGATGGTGAGTATTCAGATGTTATGGACTCAAATTGATACCATGTGACAGTTGATGAACTGGTCTAGCACTCTTGACAGAGTGCTTTTTTCATGCCATACTATATTCATATCAGAGATCTTCATGCAACTGCGTCCCCATCAGCAACGGATTGTCGATCGTATGGTTGCTTATGACAAAGGTCAGGTAATTGTCCCCACTGGCGGTGGTAAGACAATGTGCATGATCACAGACACCAAGAATCGTCTGGATAGTATCAACAACGGCACCACCACAGTTGTTGTTGCTCCACGTATTCTCCTTGCTGAACAACTTTGCAGCGAGTTTATGGAGGTCATTGATCCTAACAACAGTGACCCATATCTGCATGTGATGCACGTTCACAGTGGTGAAACTCACTACACTAGCACCACCAAGGCAGAAAAGATTCATCTGTATGCAGGTTGCGCCCGTAGTATGGGTGAGAATGTCATCATCTTCACCACATACAATTCTCTCCACCGTATCATGGAGGCAGATATTGAGGTCAATACAATATACTTTGACGAAGCACATAACAGCGTTAAGCGTAACTTCTTCCCTCCCACTGAGTTCTTCTCTTACGAGGCAGATCGTTGCTACTTCTTCACAGCTACGCGCAAGACTTCAATCACTATCAATAAACCAGGCATGAATGATGAGGCAGTTTATGGTCAAATCATTGCCCGTATTTCTGCTCCTGAGTTAGTTGATGGTGGATACATTATCCCTCCTCGTATTCATGCACAAAAGTTTGCAATGCACACTAACTCACGGATGATTTCGTGTGAGACTGATGCTGAGAACGTGATTGACACCATTGAAGAGACTGATACCAAGAAGATTCTGGTTTGTGTGAAGACTAGCAAGCAACTTATGAACTTGTTTGCAGCAACTGATTTTGCCATGCAGTTGATCAAGCGTGGTTATTCTTACCTCTATATCACATCCAAGACAGGTGCAGTTGTCGATGGTAAGAAAGTCAATCGTGAAGAGTTCTTCAATACGTTGAATGCTTGGGGTCGCGATCCTGAGAAGAAGTTTGTTGTTCTGCATCGTTCTATTCTCTCTGAGGGTATCAACGTCAGTGAGTTGGAAACTGTCATCTTCATGCGTAACATGAATATCATCGAGATGACACAGACTATCGGTCGTGTGTTGCGTCTTGGTGCAGAATCTAAGACCTATGGGCTATGCGTTGTGCCTGTATATTCCACCGTTGGTGTTGCTACTGCGAGAGCATTGCAGACGGTTGTTGATACTGTATTCGAGAAAGGTGAGATGTTAGATAGTGTCGTCCGCCGCTAGTGTGCCAGTTGGCGAACCGTCCACTATCGCTTGATTTCTGTCCCATTCCATGCCATACTAACAGTATGAAAAACACACACATCGAACACCCCGAAGATCTTCTACTTGACGGCAAAGATGCTGCTCTAAATGTCATCAAGTTCCTAGAGTTTACTCTTGAGGGTGATGTTGGCAACATGGCAACTGTCAAGTATGATGGTGCTCCCGCCGTTGTATTTGGCACGAATCCTGATAACGGTGAGTTCTTTGTTGGCACTAAAAGTGTATTCAACAAGAAAACTCCCAAGATCAACTATACTGTAGATGACATTTATGCTAACCACGAGTCAGAGAATCTTCGTCGTGTACTAACACTTTGTCTGCAATATCTTCCTAGAGTTGATGGCATCTTCCAGGGTGATTTTATGGGTGAAGGTGGTAATGTGTCAACCACTCCTAATACTATCACTTACAAGTTCTTGAAACCTATTGATGAGCGGATCGTATTTGCTCTTCATACGCGATACCGTGGCGACACGATTGCAACCGCTGTTTCTGAACCTTACAACGGTCTTTGGTATTCTGATGATGTTAAGTTCCTGTCTGTAAATACAACTTACATCAAACCATCTCATGATCTCAAAGTTCTTGCAGCACATGCACGATATTTGATGCAAGATATTGTGTTCCCTGAGTTCAAAACTAAGGTTGCAAAAGCAAACGTCAAGAAGACAATCAACTCTTACATTCGCGAGGGTAGAGAGCTCAACGTCTTCGATCTTGCCAAAGATACTAACATTGACTGGGCATTCTTTGCTCTCTACAATCTCATCATCACGATGAAGAGTGTCGCAGCAGAGTCATACTTTGCTCGTGAGATGTGTGTCTGCCTGATTGGTGACGACCTTGCCAAACATGAGGGCATTGTTGTCAAGAATTGCTACGGCACATTCAAGATGGTTGACCGTCAACAGTTCTCCCGTGCTAACTTTAATAACGGACGATTTGCTATTGCTAACTGATGATTGAACTTCCCCCCGATTTTATTCATGAAGCACCCAAAGGATTTAGATACCGAACCTCTGAATTTAAGTCAAATGTTATTAGTATTTGGTGTGACCATCTTCACCACTATAATTACAATAGTGGCGCTCCAGTTAGCACAATCTGGGGGTTTTACAACACAAAGAAACGACAATACTTCGCACCAATTAATTCAAAGAAAGTTGGTGCGGTTGTTGACATAAACTCTACACTCCCACTAACAGCGATGAAACGTAACTTTATTGGTTTGGAGGTATTTTTTCAATGAAACAATTAGACAAAAAAACATCAAAAATGATGATGGAAATTCAACTCAATAACATCTGCAACATTCTTGGTGGAACTTGGCACCGACAATCTGTCCTTAATTCTATGGGAGAAAGGACGGAAAGAATCATCATAACATATCCCTCTCCAGAGGAAGATAGCCCTGAAAATGTATAAAACCCTTGTGCCACCTGCCAAAGTGGCACACGGTCGCTTGTGAGCACCCCAAAATCGTGTATTATTAAAGAGTCAAAGAAACGGATCCAACCCAATGCAACTCACAGCACAGCACGGAAACATGGTTGTTGACTTCTATCCCGTCAAGTATGCTGATGGAAGTATCAGCGAGCGCCTGATGTAT